ATGGTTAGTAATAGGGTGATATTATGACTTGGATAGGGGTCTTAGCAACAATAGCCCAAGAAGGGCAAGCAGGTGTTCCACCTACCGCTTGTTCTATTGCTACTGCGGCAAGTAACGCAGGTGGTAATACAGATGATGCCGCTTGGGTTTCTTCGGGTGCAGGGTGTACTGGTGCCGAGGCTATGCACAGCGTATCTCAAACAGGAACAAGTGCGGCTTGGTCTAGTGCTGATAGTGGTACTACAAGCCAACTTACTCATAACGCACCTGTTGATGCTATTTTGCCTTTTAATGGTTGTTCATCGGTGGATTACCTACAAATTAAAGGATATATTAGAGCAACAAACGCAACAAGTTTTGCTTGGAATTGTTCGGTTGAATCTTCTAGTCTAAGTAATTCTTGTTCGGTTTCTATGGGTACTAACTCAACAGCACAGGATTGCACAGGTACTACTCATGCAAATACTTGTACCATGACTTTCGGTGGCGGTAGAGGTGGTATAGCCGGCCCTGCTGCGGGAGATGAATTGAAACTTTTAATTAGGGCAACCGCTACTAATGCTAATGGTACTACTACAATATCCCCTAAAGTAAGAATAATTTATGATTATGTGAGTTGATTAATATGGCAGAAAGACAAAGAGTAATTTTACCGGAAGGAACATCGGGAGACTTCGCAATAAGACATTTTACAATGCAGACCACAGATTATATGTGGGAAACTTATGTAAATATGAAAAACGAAACAGCAGAAGAATATACTGTATTAACTAAAGAAGGGTGCAGTATGCCTATTATGCAAGATTCTTACGCTGAATATAGAGAACATCAATGGCTTTGGGATAATGCAACAGGGGATGTATTGATTGGCGGTCTAGGGATAGGCTTAGTGCATCAAAAATTAATAGATAATCCTAATGTAACTTCTGTAACTATAATAGAAAACAGCCAAGATGTAATAGATTTAGTTTGGGAACATTGTGCTAAAGATGATACTTTTACCTTAATAAAAGCAGATATAGAAACGTGGGAAATACCCGTTGATTCTTCTTGGGATGTAGGTTGGTTTGATACTTGGGTTTATGATAATCCTTTGACTATGAAAGCATACAAAGAATTAATGCACGAAAGATATGGTAGTTATGTAACTAATATTGGTAGTTGGTGGGCTTAAGTAACCTTTATTAAGAAACAATTTTAGTGGTAACTATGAGACAACATCCGGCTTGGATAATGTGGGAAGGCGCATTATCAGACGAAATATGTGATTTTATTATTGAAAGCGGTTTAACTTTGCCACCTAATAAGGCATCTACATTCAAAGGTGAAGATGACCCTAATAGAAAAACACAAGTTAGATGGATACAAAAAGATAGGTTTCCTGAAATATTAGAAATAGTTGATAAGTTTGCTAAAGATGCAAATGAACATTTTAAGTTAGATATTGATAGTATAGATTATTTACAGTTTACAGAATACAAAGATGTAGGTCATTTTTATGGCGACCATCACGATGTTGATTGGGATAGAGCAGACGGAAGACATAGAAAGATTTCTATTGTAGTACAATTATCAGACCCTAAAGAATATACAGGAGGAGATTTTTCTTTTATGACAACAGAAAGCCCTGACCCTATAACGGTTAAGAAACGGGGTACAGTCATAGCGTTTGTATCATACTACGACCACGCAGTATCCCCTATCTTATCGGGTAGTAGGACTAGCCTAGTAGGATGGTATGAAGGTCCGAGGTGGAAGTAATGAGAGAAGGAAAAATAGTTTATCAGCCCCCTGAAAAATGTTACACTAGAGTATCAATAGAAGAAACCCCACATGGGTATAAAATATATAGAGATGGAGATAGCAGTCCTTTTACGGTTATCCCTCATTCAGCAGTCAAAGAAATACAATATAAGGGAGGTGAGTAAGATACAGATATATGGAATAGAACTAGAAGTTTGGTTAGCATTAGGCGGTGCTGTTGCAGCAGGAAGTATTTGGGCTTTGAAAAAATACCAAAAAATTAACGCAGACGGTAAAATTACACTTGATGAAATTATCGGAGCCGTAGAAGAAGGCGAGAAGTTTGCAGATAAAATTGTCGAAGCAACAGAAGATTTAGAAAAAGCACTTAAGGCTAAGAAAAAGGCAGAATTAATTGCTATCGCAGAAGAAAAAGGACTTGATACTACTGGTACAAAAGCAGATTTAATCGAAAGAATAACTGCTGGTGAAGAGTAAATGGACTTTGAAGAATACGACCAACAGGGAATCGTATTCGCTGTGATTGTTATTGGTCTTATAGCAACGGCTTCTGTGCCGTATAAGCCATCCTTTTTATTTTTGTCTAATGACTGTTATTGGGCCGAAGGCGAGGTTACTGGTAAAGAATATGATACTCAACTAACTAAAACAGATTATTTTATTCTTTTCAACGGAACATTCGATAACGAAACAGATTTCGATGGAAGGGTTTATGTTCCTCTTTATTTGTATCTTCAAATACCCATAGGGTATAAGATAGAAGGTGAAGAGTTTTGCGACAGGCAGACGTTGAGGGAATGGATTCAAAGCGGGAATCTAACCATCAACTTCAAAGAATAGAGTGGAGAGTGTACCAATTGGAAGAAAAAACTATTAAAATACAAACTATTTTAGAAAGAATAGAGAGTAATAATTTAGTTAAGTATGACCGACAAATTGATAGGTCAGCGACTTTAATGAATAGAATAGTGTGGGCTGTTAGGCTCTGCGCTGTATGCTTTATGGTAGGTGTTTTTTTATGAGTTATTATTGTTCTAATTCTGATGTAGGTCAAAGATTAGGTTTAGATTCAGCCCAAAGAAGCAGAGCATCTAGTAGACTTACTAGTGCTATAAGAAGGGCTACAATAGATATAGACCAATGTTTTAGAGACTATGGTAGAGATGCGCCTAGTGGAGAGATAGGAGAATCAACTCTAAACGGTGCAGTAGAAGCAGGTGCTACCAGTATAACATTGACTAGTGGTACTTCATTTGCTAGTAGTGGTAATGGTAACATAAATGGAGATTCATTCAAATGGACTGGTAAATCCACTCATACTTTAACAGGCGTTACTGGGGTATCAGTAGACCATTTATCAGGGGTAACAGTACAAGAAGGAGAGTTTGCTCATGTTCTTAGAGAAATATGTGCTGATTTAGCATCGTCTTATTATTTAGAAGACGAATCTGTATTTCAACAGGGTGGATTAAAAGATGGAGGATTAAGAACCAATACTCTTCGTACAAGGGGTAATGAAAACCTATATCGTTTAGCGCATCTTGGAAGTGTAGATTAATGCCGTATACATCACAATTAGCCCCTTATCAACGCAGAAGTGGCGGAGCAAATCAAGGTTCTGCTATCCAATTAAAGGTAGGTTATAACGATAGAGGTTTAATAAAAGCATTAGAAAATATAGATATGGAAATAAACCATAAACATTGGTTAGGTCTTGAAATACAAGGTTATCTTAAAGCAATAGTTATACCTGCCGCACAAGAAGAACTAAAAAAGAAAAACCCTACTACTTATGATAAGATTTTACCAGCAACAAGGAAGTTCAAACAAAGTAAAAGCATATACAGAAGAGTAGCAGAATCACTAGAAGCAGAAATAGATTCAGAAGGTATTGTTAAAGCAGGTTCAAGTCCTTTCCCATACGGTGTAACTGGTAGTAGGCAAGATGCTGGAACTAAAAAAACTATTGCTCAAATAGTAAAACGTGGTATGAGGCCTTTTGTGTATAAGAAAAAGAAAAGACTAACTAGTCTACCTCCAGTCGTTAGGTCGTCAATATCCTATGGTACTATGAAAAGAAGTGCAGGAGAAATACCTTATAGTGTAAGTACTTCATTACCTATGTCATTAAAGGGTAAACACCCCGGATTTACAGGTAGGCAAAGATTTGATTATACTGCATTTATGGAAAAAATGATAAAGGAAGAGTTTAGGACTCAATGGATACCTAGAAGACTAGAGTTCTTGGGCGAAGTATATGGATTTAAGAGGAGGGCATAAAGATGGGAATATCAGATAAAACACATTATTGGACTAGTAGAACTAACCTTAGTGGACCTACGGTTCCTAATGGTTCTAATAATACAGCATGGTCTTTAGTTGCTGGAGATAATGGAGATGGTGTTGCTAATAATAACAACTGGAGAGTATCTAGTGGTTCGGGAGGACAGACTTGGAAAGTAAACGCCAGTACTGATAATACATTGGTTGCTAGTTTTGTTTACGTTGCTAAACCCGATACAGATGAAGTTGTAATGAAAATAGATAATGGTACACATAAAGCAGAAGTAAAAATAGCAAGTAGTAACTCACAAATAAAATTAGTAGGTGCTACTACTGCTACCAAATCTGATTTAGATTTAGACGTTAGTGAAGATAGGTCTGTTCCTGTTTTACTAAGATTAACTCTAGATAGCAACGGTGTTGCTAAGTTATATTTTGATGAGATTATAGAAGATGATGACGCTAATACTCACTATATCTCTGTAAACGGAGCATCTTCTTCTTCTGCTGGTATATACTGGGGCAACACAACTGGAACTTTAGATTGGGAAATAGTCTACGCTACTACTCAAGGTGCTTATTCTCCTGATGAAATGGATATTAGCGATTTCGTAACCACATCATTTATCCGAACTGGTTTATCAGTAGTAGAAACTCTGAAATCCTCTAAAAGATTTCATATTAAGAATCATGTATCCCCTAGTGCTATAATATATGGTTATGATTTATCTAGCAACATGGTTAGTAGAGTATCTGTACCTAGTATACACGTAGTATTAACAAACGCTACATCACCCCAATTTAACACATTGTCAGGTGCTAACACAGAACAAGATTATACTATTGATTTGTATGTAACAAGTAGAGGTACTGATTATAGAAACGCTTACAGATTAGGGTTGTCTATTATAGGAGAATGTTTTGATGAACTATATACAAAGACTGGTTTAGAAGGCGGGGTTGACTCATTAACAGGATATAATTTAGTCTTTGATACCAAAATGGATGATGATGAAATAGTCTGCATACATCATCTTAATCTTACTTATATGAAGCGAGTTAATATGACACGTAGAGAAATCTAAGCAACGGTTATATAACACAGACCTAGTGGGTTAGTTTAGAGGCAACGATATGACAACATTCGCAAGTAGATATGTAAGTATGGTAAAAGAGGCTACCTTTGGTACGCCAGTAACAACAGCAACAGCCTTTGGTGAAGTTGATGAAGAAGGATTTCAAGAATCATTTGACGTTCTCACTAGAGGGGATATGAACAGATATGGAGCAAGTAAGGCTATTGATTCAAAACATTATGCTGATGGTTCTTTTTCTATGCCTTTACAACCTGATAGGTTTACAATGATGTGCCTACACGGTCTTTTCGGTACACATACGCCCGGTGGTACACCCGGAACAAACGATACTCTAACAGAGTTAGCAGATACATCTAGTGCTAACCTTCCATCTTACACTTTCTTAGTGGGAAGAGATGACAAAGAGTTTACATACGCAGGTCAAGTTATAGATAGTTGTTCAATCAGCGCATCTGTTGGAGAGTATGCTATGATTTCATTTAATACAACTGGAATGAAATCCCAATTTAATCTTTCTAATGGTGCTACTGTTGCTTTAGCAAGCCTATCTGCTCCTACTTATGATTACACAGGAGATGCAGCACACTTCGTTGGTGCTTATGTTAACTTCGAAGACCTTGCTACTACTACTGCTTACTCTAAATTAGTACAAAGTATTTCAGTAGATATTAAAACTAACAGAGATTTAGATAATTCATACAATCTAGGTGATTCATGTATTAGTAGAGTTCCACCATTAGGTATGAGAGAAGTAACTGGTACAATTACATTCCATAAAAATGTTATAACTGCTGATATAGCAGTAGATGAACCTGATTACATTAACTTACTATCAGGAGATTTAATTAATGGTAGTGCTAGTAACCCTGCATTATCAGTTCTTTTCTATGTCGGAGCAGCAGATTACATCCGATTAGATATACACAAATTACATTATGAAGCCCCACAGACCAGCGTAAGTGGAAGAGACAGTCAGACAATGTCAGTAAACTTCATCGGTCTTTATGACGAGACAGAGACAGAGATGGCAAAGATAACCTTTAGTTCTTCGTCTACTGCGTTCACAGGTGGCGCAAAAGTAGACTTGGATGCTTGAGGTGATTGAATGGGAGCGATAACTGCTGCAAGCAATTTAACAGTCAATACTATTATTGGCTCGCATACTGGATTAGGAGCAAGTGTGCAAACCTTTTTGAGAACATTATCAAATGGTGATATTATACACGATATTACTATCGTTAAAAAGGCAGCAGGTAATAATTATATTGCCTACATTACATATGAAACATGAGTTAGAGAATAGAATAGAATAGTAAAGAGAGAAGTGAAAAAATGCCTATATTGCAGAAAGAAATTGAATTGAATGACGGAAGTAAAATCTTGGTACGACAAGTATCAGGAATGGAAAGATTAGAGATTGACTCTAAACAAGCAAAAGTGTTTAGAGGCATGAGAGATTTCGGTCCTAATCCTATGGATTGGACCTCAGAACAACAATTAGAGTTTGCTGATGCTCTAGACGAAGCCGGTTGCGGCCCTACCGCACAAATGGCTGCTTGGATTCCCAACTGTATCGTTACGGAGGGTTTTGACGCAAATGATTTGACAATGGCGGAACTGCAAGATATACTACGCTTTGTGCGTGGTGATGAAGAACCGGAGGGCGCAGTCCCTTTATCGAGTTCCTGATGGTTGCACCTTCGCTCTGTTCAACTTTCAAAGGCGTAACCCCGAGCGAGTTGCGGATGAAATATGCGGAGCAAGGAGGGCGTTACCTAATGGATATAGATTTAGTTGTAGCGGCTGAAATTAGTGCTAGAATAAGTGAGCAACAAGATACCGATTCTCCAGCAGCATCTTCTAGAAAAGCAACGAAAGCGGTTGCTAAAAGAAATCAACGCAGAGCCATGTTAGACCAACAAGGCTTAGGGCAAGCGTTAAATGACACATTCGGCAATATGGGAGATGATTAACTATGGCATCCCGTACAGGCTCGGCAAGAGTATTCTTCGAGGTTGTTGGTTCATTCCAAGCAGAAAAACTTCTGAAAGATACACAAGCAACTTCTACTGTAATGCAAGCAATTATGCTTGATGCTTTTGGTGGTGTGTTTGAGTCTATTCAATTTGCCTTTGAAGGTATAAGTGATTTGTTCAAAGAACAAATAGATTCGTTTTATGAGTTTGAAGAACAAATGATTCAAGTAAGAAAGTTCTATCAAGGTTCAGAAGAAGATGTTCAGTTTTTCGCAGACGCATCTAAACATCTTGGTGAGACTTTTGCATTTAGTGGTTCAGAAGCATTAAAAGCAGCAGCAAACATGGCACAGATGCAGACAGTATTAGGTAGTAAACAAGCGGTTATTGCTGGTACAGAGATGGGTCTTCTCTTTGCTGAAATAGGTAACATGGAAACACAAGAGGCTATGAAGAAACTTACTAGCCTTATGCAACAAACAGGCTTTGCTATGGGTGGTTTAACAAAGGCTCAATATGACTCTTTAGATGCTCAAGAACAAGCAAATGTTGTTCGTGGTAATACAATGCGTGTGTTAGACCAACTTAACACTATTGAAAACTCAAGCGTTGCTACAATGCAGGACATGACTTTCGTATTGAACCAGTTCGCAGCACAGGGTAACTTGGCGGGCGAAACAATGGGTAGTATGGGTGCTTTAGCCGCTATGCTATTAGAGGCTGGTGAAGAAACTAGCAGGGCTGGAACTGGTCTAAGAATGATGTTCTCTAGGATAGCAGTAGATGGAGGAGATGCTTCCGAAGCATTAGCAAAAGTTATCCCTGAATTAGACGCTCAAACTATATCCATGATGTCTTTAACAGAGATAATTAAAGCATTAACCCCTCACTATAAAGAACTAGATAATATAGAAAAGATACGTCTTACACAGGCTGTTGCTGGAAACAGACATTATGTCAAGTTACAGAAGTTGCTAGAAAACCATGATAGGTTGCTACAAATGAATGAAATGGCTTATGCTGGTAATTATAGTGCAGCAGAAGAGTTTAACAACAGACAAGAATCTATGGTGTTTCAAATTGATAGGGCTAATGCTGCTATTGAAAACCAAAGAGTAGAGGTAGGAGAAAACTTAGCAGAGGCTTATGTTCGTTCTTTAGCCCCTCAATATTATTTCTTACAAGGTCTAGAAAAGATAACTGATGAATCAAGTGAGTTTATGGGTATAGCCTATGGAGGAAAAATGAACACCGCTATATCCAATATTATGTTTATGGCTGAAACTATGCAACAATTAGAAGTTCCAATCAATTTTGCTATGGGTCTAGGTAATATATTTATCTCTATGAAAACTATGTCTGTTCTTTTGAAACAAATGACTCAACAAGAAAAGGCTCATACAGAGGCTTTCCATAGAAGAATATTTATACAAGAACAATCGGCAGCATTGGCTAATAAGTTTACACATAAACAAATTAGAGATATTAAAGAGGTTCAACAAGCAGAATTAAAAGCGTTAGATAAAAGTATTGCAGGAATGAATGCTAAAAGGGCTGCTGCTATAAAGGCTAATAGACAACAAGAATCTAATATTGCTAGGATAATAGAAGAACATAGAGCCATTGGTGCTTTAGATACTACCGCAAAGGTACAGAAAAGCAACGCTATGATGTTAGATGTAGAAGCAAGAAGAGTACAAATGACTAACCATAATAATACTATAAGAATGATGGAATCGGAAATACTGTATATTAGAAATATAAGAGCCATGAAAGCAGACTATCAAGTTAATCAATTAAACTATTTTATGATGGAATCAGGATATAGAGCGCAACAACAAAAAGACCAAAAAAACTTTATGGGTCATATTCAACGAGAAGCAGATTACTTGTCTAAACATATAGTTATTTTTAGAGAATTAACAGAAGTAGAACTAGAGCAACTTGGTGTTAAGATAAACGATATTAATGTATCAATGAGAAGGCAACACCTTATGCTTTCAGAGGCTAGGCTTAGGTTACAGTTGGGTACTTTAACAGAGGAAGAAACAATAGCACTAGAAGAAGAAATAGCCACTAGAGAAAAACATATTAGTAGTATGGGTAGAGAACTGGCGGGTATTGAAGGTCTAATTAATGCTAACGGTCAACTAAAGGCTAGGACTGATGAAGTAACTAGGGCATTAGGTGGTCTTTCAACTTATATGGCTAAACACAAAGGCGACTTGAGCAGTTCAGCAATAGCAGTTAAGTATTTTGGTGATGCTTGGAATCAAGCCCGTTATAATATGTTTATTGCAGAAGGAGCATTCAAATCCACTATGTCTACTATACAATTAGGTATGTCATCAGTATTAGGTCTTATGATGTTATTTACAGACAATACTGATTTACTGTCTGCTGCTATGATTGGTCTTGCTCTTGCTAATGGTATAGGTGCTGCTGCTACATGGGCTTATGCTGCGGCTGCTGATGGGGCTACTCTTAGTACTATACTAATGCAAGCAGCAGCGACATCGGGATTATCTTTAATTGCTGCTGGTGCAGCCTTAGCAGCAGGTTATGTTCTTTGGGAAACATTCAAACCTGATAAAAACTTTGAGGACAGTATGTCTGCTATAACAGATTTAGATAATGGTTTAGGAGACTTACAATCAACTATGACTGATTTGTCAAAGAAAGGAGATGTAACTATTGACACAATACTTGGTGATACTACTTACAATCAACTTAGAAATAGTGCTACAATGGCGGCAGACGCAGTTGGTCTAATAGCAGAGAAACAAGATGAATTAAATGCAGCAATACTAGATACAGATACTTATAGCGACGCAGAAATAAAAGCACTACAAACTAAACTAGGTTATTATGAACAAATAGGTAAGGAAGTAGGCACAATAAATGATGCACATATGTCTTTGAATAAAACAATACAAAGAGAAACAACAGCAGCATCAACATATACTGCATCAGAAAGAAGCCGTGATTGGACCTATGAAATGATGACTAACCCTGAGAACTTTATATCGCAATTAAATAGCGGTGTGATGATGCACCAAGCATCCATGTTTCAAGCAGGTCTACTTAAAGACGAAGAATTAAATCAGTATTTAGAAATGTATGGTAAGTTTGGTAAACAAATAGGGTATTACATTACTGGTATTGATACAGTATATGAAACAGCCGAAGAAAGAAACGAAGTTATGAATGCTATGAATCAGGCTTTGTTAACCGATGCAGAATCAGTAGGAGATAATATAAAAGAGTTTTATGAAGGTATATTAGTAAATGTTGGAGAAGCAGCAACTACTATGACTTCGGATGTCGGTGCTGCTCTTTCAGAAGTTGGAGAGTTTGCTAACGCTAGAGAAGAATTGTTCTTTGGTAATCAAGCAAACTTTCAAGGCTCAGTATACAAACAAATTACACAAGGCGGGGTCGAAAGTCTATTACATAGAGTTGAAATAATGCAAACCAATGTGTTTAACGGTGTTACCATAGAAGAAGCAATAGATAGAGTATCAGATGGCGTAATGATGAACCTAAGAGCGCAAGGTGTACCAATATGAGAACTACAACAGACGAAATAAACGTATGGTTAGTAGGTTACTACGATGACTTTCAATCATCCAAATCAATAGCAGATGACTTAAACGCTGCTAACGCTACATCAACAGACCATACTATTACTCATCATGGTAATCCTATGAACGGAGAAGCGTTTAACAATCCTACTTTTCGTTATTCTTACGCTGATAGAGCGCAATATACTACTTATTTAGTAGGTAGCGATTCTTTTAGTGCGGCACAATTATTCACCACTACATCCCCATCAATAAAGAATGAGGGTCATCATCAATGGTTGACATTAGATTTAATCAGAAATAATAAATACGACTGGGAAGGCAGAGCGCAACTACAATATCCTGATTCAAGAAGAGGTACTAGACAAAGATTTAGTGGGGCAGCAGGAGATTCATATGAAGCGTTTGTAAACGCACATGATACTAGAGGTCTATACTACGCCCCGTTAGGTGTTATAGATTCTACCGCAGGTAGGTCTAGAGTATATGCAGCCAACGCAGCAGATAACGATGGGGATATGTATGAAGGTGCTGGTTCACATATACGTGTAGATGTTGAGGGTCAATACGGTACTAAATCAATATCACTAGCGGGTGTTTTAATGGGAGAACAAATGAATACAAGTTCTTCTAGTAGAGGTACTTCTACTAAGAATCTATATCCACTTAAATCTCCAGCAGGTAAACCGTTTTTAGTTTCTAAATTATTTGGTAATTCTACTGGGAGACATAGAATACTAAACTATGATGGACCCATGCAATTTGTGGGTTTAGGTGATACTTTCAATATGAGGATTGCTGCTCATGCTATGGGTGGTTGGGGTGGAGAAAGATACACTCTTAACTTAGGATATAAAAAGGCAGATGGTTTTAATAAAAGTAACCAAACATTTGGTAGTAACCCGTTGCTAACTTTAGAAATACCGATTAGTAATTTAGGTTCTTACAATAGCGGCAACTATTTATCAATAAATAACTATACTGCATCAGATAACAACGGCCAATGGACTGATATAGATGTGGTATTAGATTTTTCCGCTAATACATATAAAGCATATGCAGATGGAACATTATTTAGCAACGGTGCATTCAGTAACAATTGGTCTGCTGGTGATATATATGGTTGGTCGCTTGATGTAAATTGTACTGGCTCTATGAGCAAAAACGTAGGTATGATTACTTGTATAGATAGAGCAGCACTTTATATCCCATTAGGGGATGCAGTACAAGATACCAACTATACACCTATTACTAGTCTTACTATTGATAAACAAACTAATGCTTTATCTACTGTTCAGGTAGTTATATCTGATGATGATAATAGGTATGGTGTAAGTGGTTTAATATCGGCAGAAGGTTTTACAGAATGGGATATGATAGTATTTAGAGATAATTTAGATAGACCTATATTTTGGGGTACTCTTAGTGGTATGGCTCATACACAAAACCCTAAATCCCAAACACTAGATACTTTATTTGTTGCTGATGAGAAATATTCGTTGCTAGATAGACAGTTACCAGTATGGGAAACAGGACAGAATGCTTATCTATCAAGAGAAGGACATTTAGCATTAAATACTCAAATAGAAAAGAATTATAATTTGGTTAAAAATATGGGTGATATATTAAACACAGGTACTAAAAAACTTACCTTTAATAATTCTACTATTGGTTTTGAATCTTCTGATTTTACAACAGCAGACAACCAAAGAACTTCTTTGGGTTCATCTCACCCTATTCAAATGTATATCAATGAAGATGTAAACGGACCTAACAACGCAGAAAAAGACTGGGATGGTTATGATTCACCAAAATATATGTTAGCAGATACAAGATATATTTTTCATCCTACTACTAATTTTACTTATTTTGTTATTGACTCTACTGCTCATTTAGTAGGCTCTAGTGGTGTATCGGCATCTAATACCATTATGTCTACATTCCCTGATAGTGCTGGAACTAGAACATTTACTGTATCAGCAATAACAACTATGAGTAGAAGTGGGAATGCTCCTGATGAAACACCAACATCCTATAAGTTGCTTAAGGTTGCTAACTCTAACAACACAACACTTACACCTACTGCTCTTTGTAGCCAATATCAACTTCTATACACTAATTTAACTGATAGTACTAAAAAAAGACTTAGGTTTACTACTGCTAGCGCACACGGTTTAACATTAGGTAGTAAAATATTATTTGGTTCAGTCATTGACCCTAGTAGTAACAACGACCCAGTATCTCAAGCGTTTTTATTTGACGGTGGTAGATATAGAATATTAGGTGTACCTTCTTCTACTACTTTTGATATTGAAGTTACTAATATGACTATTACAACTTCAGCAGCGCAGAACTTTGGTGCAGCAGGTTATAGATTACCTATAATAAATGAAAGTGGTTATAGTGTAACAGATAACAACTTGCATATAGTAGGTAAAGACCAAACAGATTACTATACTGGTAAAGAAGGTGGTTATTATAGAAACGTACATACAAGATGGATGCGTGATATATCAGAATCACTTTGGTTCAAATCAAAGTTTGGTGTAATATCCAAAACTTGTTATCATTCAGCAGGTAAAAATACAATAACAAATAATCCTGTTGCGCCAACACTCGCTAGTGCCTATTCACAAGATACTGCTACATTTACTGGTATATCTTCATTTACTACATCTAGTACAACACTTAGTTGTGATGACCCCGCAATATGGTATTACAATGTAGTTTTAGGAAAACCCGGTATTTTAGATGTTATAGACCCAATAACAAAAAGAAGAGATACTATTTTATTTGACGGTACTAGTACGCCTAGTACAGCCTCGTTATCCTATATACAATTAAATAGTGGTGCTGCTGTTACGATTGACGGTAATGCTTGGAGAAATGGATTTCAAGTTAGCGACACAACAATAAAGATATGGGATATTGTAGTACATACTGGTTTTGATAATTCTGAATTAAATGGTGTTTTCCAAGTTAGTGGTATATACACTCAGACTGGTGGGGTAACAAAGTATGTCGCAGTAAGAATTAAAGGTTACGATAGTAAAGTAAACAATGCTTCTACGGTTAACACTTCTTGGTTTGATGACCCTGATGATATGTGGCCTCTTATTACTAGGAATAGTGTTGTAGCAGGTGTTGATATTGGTAGTTATGTTGTTTACGAATATACAGATAAAATATCTGCACCAACAACAACTAATGCTAGTTACAATGTTGCTAGTTTTACTAGTTCGACAGGTAGTATATATTTTGGTTCATATAATATACAAAATGTAAAAGGCCAAAGAACAGATTGGACTTCGGGGGATTTCTTGTATAGGTATAGACAAATAGATGAAAGCAACGGGTATAAACACTTATGGTTGCTATGGTCTGATATGAGAAATGATGGTAACGCTGATGCTAATGATGGTAAAAATATAAGTGATTTTGGGCTTATGTTACCTACTACTTCTAACTACGACTTAGACCTTGTATTTGCAGACCAATTTGATTCTGATGGAGACAATACACCATTCACTAGTCTAAAAATAGGAGAGGAAGTAGATATATGGAATATAGATGCGGATGCAGAACCATACACAGGTAATGATTGGTCTGATTTGGCTAATGCTTCTGATACATATAAAATAGGAGAAATAAGAAGTGCCGGTAATACCAATCCTTATTCTGACTGGAAGAATAAAGGTGGTTCATTCTTAATTATAGATACTAGTAGATTTTTCAATATGAACACCGAAGCAACCAACGGTAGACCGGGGTATGAAGTAGGTGGTCTTGCGCACTTTGATGATTATGATATACCTATTGCTGGAACACCATACTTATTAGATGCTTACTGGAAAAAAGCGGTTGCTAGTTATCAAAACTCAGGTACTCTATTAAACGGAACTACTACATCCAATATAGCAAATCATCCTAATCAATTTAACTTTTTGAATGATGCTACACTAATTGATGGTGATAGTATAATAATAGACCAAACAAGTTTGGTTTTACAAGATGCTACACATTTTAATCTAGGTAGTGGCGTAGATGGTTATGGTGTAATAGTAGCAACAAGCGGCCAAGATAGATATTTATATGCTCTTAGATGGAATGGTGTTACAGGTAATACCTTAACAAATGTATATATCGGTGGTTATACTGAAATGGCTGTTGACCCAGTAAGTATTAGACAATTTTTAGATGATTCAGATAGTGAATGGACTCTTGGTAGTAGAGCAAACATACAAATAAAAGACCCTGCTAATACTTCATCAGAAGGATATGATAGTGTAGTTGTATACAATACACCAGCAGCATTGTATGGGTTTAGGTTACTAATGAGTGTAGATGGTTATGTGTCTGATAAGAATAGTGGTACTTATTATGATAGTGATAAAATTAGAATGCTGCAAAATACAGCGTTGCTAAATACTTGGACTAGAAACTCACATCTACCTGCTATTGTAGGTATTAAAAATGTACCATTAACTAGGAACATGACTACTACACAAATAGCACACGCTGGTACTGATTACGAAGACTTTGGTAGTGTTACAGATATTAGGAATAATACTTTCCAAAAAGGAATAGATACCATAAGAAGAAATAGTGGTAGTGGTTCTAGTGGGACTAATAAGATATTTTCTAGGGTAGTGGGTAGGGATGGTATGTATGATTATAGGCCTTCTTTTAATCTAAACTTAGCATTAACTAGAAGCAATATTAAAAACGCTAATATGAAATTAGATGCAACAGGTATAGTAACTAATATTAGAGCATACTATGACGGCAACAAAGCATTTGTAGATTATCCCGAAGCAACTACTGGAACAGAGGCTAGATGGAAAATATTAGATTTATCTAAAGTAAGAACTAGAGAAGAAGCATTAGCATTAGCACAAAAAGAATATGATATTAAGAAATCAAGTGCTATGTCGGTAGACGTACAACTAATAGGCACAGGAACAGAAAAAGACCCATATTTATCAGGTGGTAAATATGGTTATATCGCTGACCCTGCGGTTGTTACATTAGAAATTAGCAACAAAGAAAAATACGCTTGTTCTTGGACTTCATTATTTGGTGGTATACCATACCCCGGAATGTGTAATGCTATGGATGGTATTAGTAGAAGTGATAAAAGTAACGCTATTCGTGCTGCTATATTTAATGATAGAACATCAGATTTATCAAGTAAATTAGTTATTCTCGGTTGTTCAGAAGCAGCAGGTGGAAATGGCGGGATAAGATGGACCGCAAGTAGTTTAGAAATAGATTGGAGCAAAACACATGGCGGTGGTTCAACAGGTACGTTTACTATACCTGACCCTAGTGTATCGGGTTTTGGTAGTATTACTAGCGGTAGTGATAAGATAACATTTTATTATTCAGCAGGTATGGATTTGGTTGCTGATGATAACGAACAAATAGAGTATATTAATACATTCCCTGCAAAAGATTACTATTCTAACTATGGAGCAAAAAGCATTAGTCATGCTTTACAGATAGTACATATACCTAAATCAACACCTAGCGTTAGTGCTAATTGGGGTTCTGAACTTAGATTCTGTATTAGTGTTACTAGTGGAACTTCTGCTGATGACGCAGAGTTTACTGTTCACGCAATAGATTATGCGTTTGCTAATACAGGTGGTGTATCACAATTTACGGCAACTCACAAATCTAATTCTTCTGTTTTAGTAAATGGTAATGGATTTTATGAGTTAGGATTCCCTTCTACTTACGGAGCAACTGCTGGTGCTAAAATGATTATATCTGTAAATACAGACTACCTAAGAGCAATACTTAGAACTAGATGCGGGGACCAAATAAAAAATGGTAGCAACATTCCGGGTCTTAGTACATTTACTAGTACTGATACTAGGTCTTTATTTCCATTAGGTATGAAAATAGATACAGGTGAAGGAGGCATTTCCAATGAAAGAGTTGCGTGGTATGCACCTAGATTAAATGTTGTAGATGATGTTAACTACTATCCAGCAACTAACGTAACACTAACTGATACTCATATAGATTTATCATCACAAAGTATGATAGTTAGAAACGTAAACTATCAAAGAAAAAACCAAAAGACACCAAATCTTTCTCTTACTTTAGAAAGAAATGAAGCAAGATACAAAAAGACGTTAGCCTCTTTATTCTCTGACGGTAAACCAACAGGAGGAATACAAGAAGGAGAAGGGCAACAAGGTAATCAAGCCAGTAACCCGCAAGGTCAAGGTCCATCATCCCCTAATAAGGAAGGTGGAATGAGAGATGGAGGATTTAAGTTAAACACTATGAGCCTTACTACTATGTCTAGGGTATCAGGCAAAACAGAGTTCAAAACTGATGCTGGTAGTTCAGATGCAGAGTGGGGTGTAATAGGACAAAAAAAGATAGCAACGACTAGTACAGCCAGCACTACCGTTGATGGCTTTGATGCTGTTGTAACAGGTAGTGGTAGTGTTAGTTGTAGTGATGGTTTTGTTTTGCCGGGAACCTATATTGATGGTGATGGCGTTGCTAGAACGGGTGTATCTCACGAACAATCATTTACAGTAAGAGTTCCTAGTGATTCAGTAGATAGTTTTGTTGTCTTAAAAGCACAGGCTACACTAGATGGAACTAAACAAACTGCAAGCCAAAACGCAGTCTTAACGATAAAAGTAGAATCAGAAGACAATACAAACTATGGTAGCAACACAATAACTATTGGTTCTACATCCACAGATAGAAAAGAATACGTGTTGTTTTCACAGAAGGTAAAAGGGGCTGTTGCTGGTAGCAACCTAAAGATTACTATAACTAGAAATCCCGGCTCAGGAAGCGATACAGCGTCTTATAGAGCATTAAGAGTACACAATGTATCCTTATCTACTACAAGGGCTACAAATCCCTCTAAATCTAGTGCTAAGACATTTAAGCCTTATTCATAATCTTCTCTAATAGAAATTATTCTCTCTGCCGTTGGGTTACTAATACCTTTAACTTTAGTTAAAGATTTTTTATTATTCTTTTTTAATAATATTTTGCTTAAAGAGCCAAACTCTTTTAGCAACGCATGAGCAGATTCTAAAGTAACCCCGGGAATTGTTGCTAACATTACAGCCCTATAATCCTCAGAAAAATTGCCGTTTCTTCGCACTCTTTTCTCTGCTGCTATTGCGTTGCTAACTGTTAGTTTAGTGTGGGAGGTTACTATCCAACTGACATAATCATCCATAGTAGCAAACTCAATATATCTAATCTTGGGGAATCTAGCGTACATATTCAATTTGAAATTGCGGATAACCCCTTTCATTTTCATTACTTCTTGAGCAACCACTTTTTTACTAGTTCTCTTTCTGAAATAAGGCTTTAGTTGTGTACCATATACTGCTAAGATAGGGTATTCATAAGCATCACAAAGGTCTGCTAGTTGTTGTGTTAGGTTTCTATTCCTACCTATACCCAATATAGTTCTGTATAAGTCATTGATTTCCTTTGCTTCTATACCCCAAGAGCCAATAACATAATCACCAGTTGATAATCTCTTTACCTTACCTTTACCGTTTTTATCTATGTCAACATCACCAAGTCTACCTAGCAACGAATGAATAAGCGCAGGGTTCTCCCTGTCATCTATATACACTACCACGTACACCGATTAGGCAGTTGCTTGATAAAGGGTTCTAATCCCCACAGCAACCTACTACCTTTGTATGGCAGTTAAGACAGGCTCTAGAGCCATGTACCTCTATAAATCCTTTAACACTACCACAAAAAGGACAATGAGTCATTATCCTACATTCTTCACTTTCTCTAATTACCACAATACCAACATCCGTTGCCATCACATAAATTATTTTTCTTAAACCAAGCAGGTGAAGGGTATCGTTTGTATTTGATTAATGATTTAACAGCCTTTCGGGTTATACTAGGTTTGTAATCAGACCAACCCAAAGTACCTATAAAACTACATATTTCATCCTCTATACTTTGTGTTTGTTCTCTAGTCAAATCTTCGGGGTTAGCATACCATCTCAAAGATGCAGCCATGTGTTGACCCAACGCTACCCTTACATGATGGGGTGGATTAGAGACTTGTATAGCCCTCTCTAGACAGGTGGGTAGGGGTACAGTAGTGGCTAGTGGTTCGCTGCCCGTAGGTAGGCTTGTAGAGCCTTTAATTGCCTCTTGTATTGCATCTTTATTATTCTTATACCATAGTGTTAAACTGAATCTATTACCTATTGGTACGCCACTAAATGGATTTAGATGACTAAGGCTAGGGTCGGGTCTTTTAGGTATTCTATAATTAAATGGGTCCTTAGCAAATGCTCTAGCGTCAATAGTAACAGCCCATCTGTTTCTCTTAGGATTGTAAGTATCAGGTACTCTCGCTAATTTTTCGGGGTATCCTACCCCGTCTAAAGATAGCAACCCCGCAGCCATTGTCTTTTCGTAGTTATCTAATCTTCCAGCCCAATCTCTGCCGATAACAGGCCTGTCAAAGAACTGATGAACATGAAACCCTCTACCAGTAGCAACACAACGAACATCTCCTTCTAATCTATTAATTAGAATAGCAACATCACTTTTTACTTGGTCCATAGTTATGTCGTTCATAATATCGAAATCCCACCATGCTCTATCCATAATAGCAGAGTCATAGTCTACCTTTCTATCATCAATCATATTATCAAAAGCATATAGGCTAGTATAAGTGGATGAAAGATTTTTCAATCTAGAAACGTAACTACTGAAATCTTTTTCAGTTAAGCATAATGCTCTCTTTAACCCTATTTGTCTAGGGAAACTTAGTAACTGCATCATTATAACACCCTCGTATCTACAACGCCTTTATGACCGCATATAGTACAAGTAGCAACGACAATTTCTAGTGTCGGCTTATCAACATCTCCAGTTACCTGCACGTAAGTTTCAACCTCTCCTAGTATATCTCCATCACATTCTTCACATATCAACAAACGACACCCCCGCTACTTCTTCTTCACATGACATGACATAAGAACACCATTGAGGGCATCTCCAATCATCCCAATTCATATCCCATTCTTCGTTTCGTATCCTTTCCAAAAACGACTCGAATCGGGATTCAAATGATGTAACACTTCTCATATTAACCTTTTCAACAAGGGTTATACCTGCATCCTCTCCAACCCAAACAGTCTTATTTTTCTGCGACTGTAATGACCTTAGTAGTTTCTCACTTGTAGCATCAGGAAGTACATATATGAATCTAGTTGCTACTTCCCCATCCATATCTTCTAAGACCATACGATAGAAACATAGTTCCTTTCTAGTCTTTGTAATTTTATTTACGTTGCTATTTCCTGTCTTCAATTCTAATATTGCCAAAGTACCATCTTCATGTCTAACGACACCATCAATCATACCAGTAATAACAATATCATATTTCTCATTATAATAGACTCTTTTCTTTTCAACTTCTACTGGGGCAAAGTTTTCAATACCCCAATGTTCTAATCTTTGTTGCTCTAGTTCTGCTAATGTCTCGAATACTTCGTCAGGGGGAAACAACGGCTTCAAATGATGTTGTCCTTCCCACGCCTCATAGAAATCTTCTAACCCTTGATGGATATAAGTACCTCTTATCATAGCCTCACTAGCGGGCATCCTCAAATCTTTTAGTATTACTTTATCCCAGTAGTATTGTCTAGGACAGTATTCATAATTCATAAAGGAAGATTTAGCAACACGCAATACTTTACCCTCTTCCGTTGGGTCATACGAGGAATATTCTCTAAGCGTTTCATCATCTGCACACTTCATACAAATATTAGTAACAGGATGGATTACACATTCACAAGAGGTCATTCCTCTTCTCCTTTTATTTGTTCTATTTTGGGTTTGCGAGGATTAGTCCATAACGAAGAGGGTGTTCTTCTCGTCATTCCTCTTCCCCCACTTTAGTTTCTAAGTCGTTGTTACAGAATCTACAAATCAATTCATCTACTTCCATACCCGCAACCAACGGGATGTTATTCGTTTGACCGCAGTTAACGCAATCCGCCTGTCTTATTTTTCCTCTCTCTTTAAGGTCATTCAAGAGTAGGGTTGATACTAGATTTAGTTCTGCTAATACAACCTGTAAACCTTGATGTAGACTTAGTAAACCATTATTTAGGGCTTCTATATCCGTAGTTAATTCTTCGTTGCTTTTACTCATGGCCTTTCTACTAACCCTCTTCATATAAACCCAACGGTAGGTATTCCATGTAAAGCGTTGTATATAGGTTGTATCTCCCAATCCGCTACCTGATAATAAGGTTCTATTTTCTTAACTATGAATCTATCTATAATGTGGTGATACCCTATATCAGCAAAGCCCTCTATCTCTGATACTTCATCAAATGCAATATAATCCCCGTTGCTATCTAAGGTAACTAAGAAATCACTACCGTTTCGATAACCCTTACCTAGATTATCATTAGCCCATTTAGCACCTGCCGAAACACCCGAAAGGACTTTATATTTACTTAAGTCCTTTTTGAGATTACCTTTCATACATAAATCTTGTAATGGATAGTGTTCATCTAGTATACCTTGTATAGTTTCTACAACAAGTTCAGTATTTTTCTTTTCGTTGTTATCTTTATCATCCAATATATTATTTATTGTAGTAGACAAAACTTGTTTAACAACTGGGAACATTCTAGATTGTTTAAGTTCTATACCTTTGACATACAATTCAGGTTGCTGATATTCTCCATCCCCCCAAGTAACTATACCTGCATAACGATTTTTAGCCTTTAGCAACAGACTTTTACACCACTTTTCAAACTCATTTTCTATTGGATACATTTTCTTATTCAATAATTTAGTCAACTCGACACCCTGCTCAGGGGTAGGGATGATAACGAATGCTGAATCTGTATGAGAGTAAAGTACTTCAAAACCCTCGTTCTCGCACTCTTCTCGCAATTGTTGTAAAGTCATACGGGATGTATAGGTGATAGCCGCAGCCACCTTTGGATGGTATAAGCCATATTTAGAGTCTCCTGCCGCACCATAAATACTAGCAACCAAAGACTTCGTAGCAAATTGAAGAGAATCATATCTATTTTTTTCCTCTTTAGTTTTAGCAGTCTTTAGTTTTTCTTTGTATTCTTGTCTCAATACCGTCATTTTATCCATCTGTCTAAGCAACAGACTAGGCTTACCTTGACTGAAACAAACCCCATTACCACAGTCTTTACCTTGTTTATCTAGTGTTTCATGTCCTATGTTATGCAAATCTACGTTGCTATGATACATAGCCCTAATATCTAATATAGCAACATTATCAAACACACCAACCTTATCTATCTCTATCGAAGCACCCTCATAAGGCTCATATTCAAACTGAGGTTTAGTTGGTATTTGTAAATTAAAGTCATTGTCTCTCAAAGCCAATATTGTAAATATCTTAGTAATAAATGGTGTAGTTCTAATATCGCAACCAACAATATGTTGAATCGCAATATAGTGTTCTATACAATTATTTAGAGAGTTTAACTTAGGTAGCAACCTAACATCTTGTATAGAGTAATCCAAGTATGTACCGAAATCCGTATAGTAGGTTTCATGTCCTTCTTCTAGTTCTACCTTTGTCTCTTGTAGACATTCACTAGACACCGTTGCTAGGGATTTGTTAGGTAGTTGTCCGTTCTTTATGGTCCACAGTCTAGTAAACGCAATCATCATATCAATAGTATTGATACCGCCTATTGGTTGCGCCCAATCACCAAAATTATATCTCACTCTATTGATAGGGGATAATGTTCTAGGGTCTAAGCCGTTGGCTTGGAATCTTTTGATTATCTTCTGTAAATCAGCATTGACTACATTCCAACCTGTAATAACATCAGGGTCCTGTTTAACCAAATGTTTAGCAAAGGCCTTGAGCATTGATTTCTCGTTGCTAAATGCTATTGCTGGTTTACCTTCTATGTGTAATTCATCTATCCCATCAGGGTGATTCTTACAAGGAAATGTATCGTAGAAACCTGCTTTGTAATCAGGATGTGTAAAGAATACATAGTACTCGTTGCTAAAGGTATCATAGACTACCATTATTGTTAACTTACCTGTCCTAATAGACCACTCACAATCTAGATACCATACTCTATGATTATAGTTTTCAGGTAATACGTTGTTATCTACTAAGGCTCTGTTAACATACGGCACATTAGCCTCCCACGTTTCTAAGTGCGGCATATCCTGTCTAATAGTGTAAATGTCTTCGGGTGTTTTGGTGTATACTTTAGTCAATGATTCACCATATACCCCTTCATATCCAGTTTCATATCTCAATACAGAACTATGTTCTAGAGGTACTGCTATATCTTCTATGTAGAAGAAGGGTTGACAAGTATGCGTTTCAGTAATTCTTTTGCCGTTTGAATCTCTTACTCTTACTGATATTTTGTTACGGCCAGTCCGTTCAATTATCACGAACTCTACCCCTATTTCTAGTCTCTATATTATGGTGTTTTAACCAGTTATTAATAGCCATAGGGGATACCCCATATACATCTGCTATTTTTTGCATACTCATACCCTGTTCAACGTACATAGCAACCAATCGGTCTTTCCTTCTATATCCTTTGTCTGTAATTACACCTTGTAGTTTAACTGTCAAATCAAATGTTTTTTCGCATTTAGGGCAACCTATGTAATAGAAACCAGTTTTACTTTCATTATAATCTAAGTATATCCCTCTATGGAGACTAAACTCATTTTCACAACTACATCTAATTAGCACTTTCAACACCTACCTGCATAACTATGTTGCTACCATCAGTAAAGAGGAGAATAAAACCACCGCCATAATCTCTCATATCAAAAATACAAAGTATAATTACATCGTTGAAGTAATTAAGTACTTCTCCCAAACCGCCACCGAAGTCAATAGAGTAAGGAAATGCAAAATCCATCAAAGTAGTAGATGTTTTACCTTTCAATGTAGTACCACTTGTCAACACGGTTTTGTTATGTGAATTATGTAGAGTATATGTAGCAACGCTCTGCCCGTTAATATTAGAAGTATTAAAAGCATCAACCAACTTATCCCTATCCAAATCTGTTGTCAGACTAGGTTGGTGTATTTTCCCGTTGCTATCTCTATAACTACGCATAGGAACGGTTATCTTACCGATTAACTCTTTTGCTTTCTTCCATTGTTGTAAAGCAGTTTCTCTAGAGGAGGGATATGCTCTGCAAAGTGATGAAGACATAAGAGAAGTACTTCTATTATCAGAAGTAATTAATAATTTAGTATTGTCATCTAATGAAACTATACTAACCGTATCACCATGAGTTTTCAATACCCCTAGCATATATGATATATCTGCTATTACGAACTGAACGAATCCCCCCGCTTCACATTCCATTTTTAGTTCGTGTACGCTAGTTACACCATCCTTCACAGTACTAAAGATGGTTGCTTTATCACTATTTTGGTCGCACACAATAACACAAGCGTGGCATTGTGGTTGCTTACTTCCATTAATATAACTAAATCTTCTTGAAGCCTTTAGTAAATCTTGTAACTTTTTATTGTCGAATATTACTCTATTGCTTGATGTCATATATATCCCTCTTACCTTCTCCATATAAACCCTTATCCAAATAATATAAATTAGTTACATTAGTTCTAGGTCCTTTTATTACTTTAACCTCTTTCATTCTACACATCACTTGCCCCAATTTAACTGCTGATAAATTAGGGGATTGTCTAGCGTTAGGGTTTATTCTAGGGTTTCTTTGTTCTTTGATTATATCGAGTACTCTTCTCGCTGATACAGGTCTTGTTTCGGTTGCTAGTGCAGATAGAATCCATCTCTTAACAAAATAGTTTCTTCTTACCATAAATAACCCTCATATACCGCTAAGTATGTGCGCAATAACGTCTACGGTCCATCCGTTACCTATGGCCTTGCGTCTTTGCGTTTCGGCAATACCTGTGGTATAATTATCCGGTAATGTCTGCAACCTTTCACATTCAAGATTTGTTAAATCTCTCCATTGTTCTCTAAGTGTAGTATCGTAAGCACCTGCGTATCTCCCATGAGGCAACTTACTAACAACCGCATCTTTTGAAACTGTTGTTAAGCAAGGGACAATATGAGAATCTTTCCTCACTTGTAAACATTGAGTGATTGGAACGGACATATCATAATCCTTACGAACACCGTCTTTTAATCTCCGACCAGTTATGGTTGCTGAGTATTGGTATTCATCATTCTCTAATATATCTGAAAGTTTTATACCTTTATCTTTTGGTAGGGTTACATTAGGGATATTAGTCCAATAGTATCTCTTTCTATTTTGAGCCGAGACTAATGACGAATTGATAAATATAGGTTGGACCCCTAAACAATCTGATATAACATCTCTAATCTCATCTTTCATAACTACGTTTTCTAGCAACCAATACTTAGGCTTGTAATGACGTATAATATCAACAAAATCGAAGAATAGTTTACTACGTGGGTCATCAAAGTTCAATTTCTTACCTACACTTGAGAACCCTTGACATGGGCTACCACCAATGATTAAATCAATCTTCTCTATATCCCAATCTCGCCATTTTGTTATATCTCCTAGTTGTATAGTATCAGGCCAATTCTTTTGAGCAACAGTAATAGCATTCTTGTCTATCTCTGATGCGTAGTATTTGTCGTATGTAATACCCGCACGTTGTAAAGCCACTTGGCCGCAACTTATTCCATCAAATGTTCCTAATACAACTGAACAATGAACCATAAGCAACCCTCATAAATAGAATCACAGGCGGCGGCTTATCCGACTTGTTAATGCTTTATGTATTATCAGAACAGTTTGGGCGTTATAATCTAATCTCTCTCCGACCCTTCAACTAATGTTTCTTTATTCCGTTCTGTGCATATCGGTTACGGTTTTGGGCTAGCACCTGTTTATCTAGCCTCGCCACCATTTGTAATCTTATTCTTTGACCTCCATAAGCAACCCTCATAAATAGAATTACAGGCGGTGGCTTATCCGACGGCTCTCGTAAAGACGATTGGATAACGGTTTGGACTACCCCAAATGTGTAGCCTCGCCACCATTTGTAATCTTATTCTTTGACCTCCGTTGCTAGATTATTCCAGTTCAGGAACGGTAAGCCGTTCCAAATAACTTCTCCTTCTTTTACGGTAAGAACATCATGTGTTGTTCCTAGATATTCTTGATGAAGTCCTTTCATTTCTGTAATAGTACCTCTAACAACCCACTCGTTGCTATTTAGGCTAGCATCTTTCTTAACACCTGCCGCTAAGTCTCCTTTCTTACTAAATCTTGTCAACCAAATCTGTTGCGAGAAAAGTCTCTTTGTTCCGTTCTCCCATTCAGGGGTTTCACCGACTTTCATCAGACCCTTCTGACCGTTACCAATATCCATATATTCTTTGACATCTTTTAGATGGAAAGTATAACCCACGAACGGGGCTTGTAGTTGATGCGCTCTGTTGATAACATCTCTAAATAATTGGTTTCTAGTTCTCCATTCCTTTTGATTAAAAGCATCACCTTCTTTCTCTATAACGCCTCTTCGTAGTAAAACATCAGTCATACTAAACTCACACCACTTTAGGAACGTGGAGCAACCATCTATGATAACCCCTCCTATTTCTCCAGTTCGGCATTGTTCACCTAAGATACGCATAAACCAAGACATCTTATCAACCAAAGCAACCCAGTTAGTAGAGTTGTCTTCGTTGAATATAGAAGCATCAGAAGCATCGTATACAGGAATAACTTTGATACGGTTGTTATTAGGATAATTTACCATTACAGTCTGTGTAGCACTATTGTCTATATCTAGGATAATTACATCCCCTTGTGTAGTCTTTAAGGCTAAATCAATTAGTAATCCTGTCTTAGCAGTATTTTCTTTACCTACTGCTGCTAGTCTTACAGGGAAATGGTTGCTAGAACTACCTGATAACATATTAGTATAGTAGTCCCTACCATAACTAGACCTATCTTCAATAGGTTTGTCCGTAGAGGAAGGTATGGCTTGACCCCAAGCCATTTTAATCCCACCCTTCCGGTTCGCCTTCTTCGTTGCCATCATCATGTTCTATGGTTGTTGGTACTAGACTATCTATAACAGACCAACCTGTTATAGACATTCTACCATCACCATCTCTACCCATCCAACCTTGACCTATTACCATCATAGTTGAACCGACACCAAAGTCAAGATACCTTTCTTGAGACTTAGGAACCCAAAGTTCTAGAGGCATAGACAAACTAGTATAATCCAAATCGCCAAGTGTAACAACGAAACCACCTCTGTCTTGAGGGTCTATATGTAACACTTCTAATCTAGCAGCACACAAAGCATCCCATTTCTCTTTATCTCCTAATCCACCTACATAGGATTCAATAGAATCTAAACCTTCTAATGGTGTAATACCTAAACTACCTAAGTCCCATTCATGCGGGGCATTAGGCCACATATTAGCAACATTAGCATCGTCATTCCATGTACTCAAGTCTGCTTTTAGATATAATCTATCTCCATTAGCATTAGGTTTACCTGCTATAAAACCAGTTGTGAGTGTTGGGAAGGAAGCCCTGCTTAACTTACCACTCGCATATACTTTCATCAAAGTAGGTGCGGTTTCTGTACCTCTCTTCCTCCCTAAGAATAGAGAAATCCTTTCAGGCTCAGATAAAGGTCTTGGTTGACCGTATCTGTAATTTGAGTTACCGTTAGGGAATACAGGCATACTATTATTCCATACGCAACAAAATATAGTGCCATCGTTTAGAGTCATAGTGTGTTTAGGTAGGTTAGCAACAGGCGTTTGATTAGTCTGTCCTGCTTCAAAGGGTTGTTTGGCAACCAAAGTAGGATTAGCAGTTCGTAAGTACCCACCATCACCTTTAGGTGTGTATAACATAACTTGCCCGCTAGCAACTAAGTTTTCTCTGCCTGATTCATCTAAAGTATTTAGCAACCCTGCTGTCTTTTTATAAGACAATTCAGCGAAGTCTTTTGCTCTTGGTACACTTAGGAATACGCCTTCGTATTCTTCTAATCCACTTCGACTTAGTGCCATTGATTTCTTTCTTACAGTAGTAGAAGCCATTCTGAGACAAAGAGTATTAGCCTCTTCATCTGTTTTCCCCGCAGCAATAAATCCTGCGTGGTTGCTTTCTTTTACCGTAGCATGGGCGTTCATTAGTTCTTCAACCGAGCAACCTATATTGCCCGCAATTTTTTGTATCATCTCTTCTAACATATTAGTTCACCTTTCTGTTGTAGTAGTCTCTCCTGTACCCCATCTCCCTATAAACCCTGCACATAACATAGAGCAAAAAGACCATTTGACAATTTCATCTAGCACACCATTTATACAATCACGCTCTGAAATTATAGCCGCCTCTGTAACTTTCATTTTTGATTCGGCACTTGCTTCACTATTTATGGCGTATTCAAATATACTTCTAACCGTCTTTCTAACATCACGACCTAGCAACAAAGCAACAGCAGATTCCACATCTCTATCACGGAAACAGAGTTGTAAAAATAATTTATGGTTCATACTATCATCATTTAATTCGAGGGTAAATGCCTCTCTCATATCTTCGGGTACACACGACAGGGCTTGTAATGTATTTATCGCACTTCTCAAATCCCCCTTGTTGCTTTTTATTATTCTCCTAGTCCAGTTTTCTTCTAGTGCTAAACTCTCTAAGGTTGCTATATGTCTTATTATATGACTCATCCAATCATAATCTATCGGACTAAAATGTCTAACTGCTACTCTTGACTTTATCCAACTAGAAACTTTGCTTATATCATTACAAGTTAAAATAAATATACCATCTGTGTTCTCTATTACACCTTTCAATGCCGATTGAGCAGCAGAAGTTAGTTGGTCTGCCTCATCAAGTAAGAACACAAGTTTACCACCTCCGTTGCTAAGTGGGATAATTTCTTCTTCTACGAACTCTATACCCCTCATTCTTTTGGTGGATGCGTTGAACTCATGTATAGGCCAACCTAGTTCGTTAGCAAATGCTCTAGCAACAGTAGTCTTCCCTGTACCTGCTTCTGCACTATGAAACAAGTAATGTTGAGGACTACCTTCTCCTGCTGCAATAGCGGTTAACTCTACTATTACTGAGTCTTGACCGCCTATGTTTTCTAATCTAGTTGGTCGGTATTTCTCGGACCAAACGGTCTTTAACATATTTATTCCTCATCCCAAAACCCACTTTTAGACATCCACATAAGAGTCCACTTCCCCAACTGTTCGGGCGTAGCACTACCACTATCTAATGATAATACCTTTGAAGGGTATGCCGACTCTGCTAATGTTAAATTAGTGGGGTCTATATTATTCTCACTAGGGTGTAGCAACGCATCTGCTGATGCTCCCCTTTCTAACAAAATATCTTCATCACATGATAGTCTGACAATATAACCACCGTGATTCATTATGTATTCTATTTCGTTTACATACCTAACGTCATCAATAAACACTACATCTACATCTTGGTAGTTGTTCTTTACATCGGTTGCTAGTTGTTCCACCCAATAATCAGTATCTATTAGTGTTCTCTTACCATGACCGAAGGCTTGTAATATAGGTCTTATTGTACCTTTATCTGCTGCTTCCAACCTTAGAAGTTCGTTCATAGGAACTGATTCATGGGGGAAGAATGAATTAGCAACCTCTTGTCTCACATACGTTGCGAAAGATAGCACCTCTGTTTCACAATAATTAGCCAAACGATTAGCCAATGTGGTTTTACCACTACGCATCTTTCCTGTTATACCTATAATAATTGGTTTGTTCATATCTTATATGGCAGACTATTCTCCCTATAAACCCTTAATACAATGTAAACATATTTCGCTGTTTTTAGGTAGTATTCTATGCTTACCACATTGAGGACATCTCTGTGCTAACTTCCTTTCAGCAGCAGTCATACATGACATTGGCCTTGTTTGTTCTATTTCTTCTTTGTTTGTTATCAAATCTCTTTTGACATCGAAGACCATGTGTTTAGTTTTGTTCCCATTTAACTTTTCAACTTTAGCGAAACCAACCGATTCCAACTGAACATTTTTAGCGAGTACACTAGACAAACTATTGTCGCTAGGGACTTCTCTTAAAGACCTTAATTCGGCCAACTGCTCTGCAATTTGTGTTCTTGTTAATGCACCTTTGTCGAACAATATATCAACAACCAAGCGTCTAAGTCGCCTGTTGTTAGCACTCATGCGGTATATACTATAAAGTATAGGTATATTATTGGTTGCTAAATGCGGCAGCCCAAGTCATATCATAATGTTCAGTATTTACTTCATATTCTTCCTGTGTTTCTAACTCTACTTGATTCCATTTTACAGAGAAACCATTTGTTCTGATAAACAATTTTATCCACCATATAGTAAAAGGTACTATTAGATATGATATAAAGAATACCATAATACTAATCCAACAAGCAGCACTACCTACGGCCATTGAACATCACCTACCTCTTGTATCCTTTTCTTCACACCTTTAGGTAATAAGTCGGGAGCAACAATTCTCAGTTCGTTAGCAACCTCTTCATTGTTTCTAATTATAAAATCAATCCACTTATCCCCCTCTCTAAAGAGAGGATGTGAAATATCTTTTCTTTTGTTCTTCTTCTGTTTAGCAACAGTAATTGATTTGGGTTCGATACCGTAAGCAAACAAGGCTCTAACGTATTGGTCCGGTAGGACCATGTTAGACCTAGCAACCAATCTCCATAATCTGTAATCTACTATATTTTTGGTAGCCTCAAGAAGATAGGGAATTGGTACAAACTTTAATCTTTTGAATAAGGTCAATCTGTGTGGGAATACGAATACCCCTTTGATAATAGAAGATAGGTCGTTGCTTTGTTTCTTCCAGTCAACTAATATGTTAGGAGAACTACTGAACTTTGGCTTTCTTTTAGGTGTTACAACCAAACGATACTCTACCAACGGAGCAAGCAACTTGGCTTCTGATTCTGACATCGTGCCATTCAAAACATATGTTACCCCTATACCTGTCGGGGGGTATTTTAGCAACCCTTCCATATAGACAGTTTCGCCTTCTGTGTACTTATCGGGTGTGTTCGTGTATATTATTACGCCCATTTTCTAACCTCCTGTAAATCTTAATGCCTAGTTTTCTTTTTGATTCTAACATACCTTTAGCCTCTAATCCAGTTAATATTCTAGATACCGAGAATACAGTCAAACCACCTCTAGGTTGTGTATTCATCTCGGATGCTAGGTCTAATAATTCACTTGCTGTAAACCACTCACTTCTAGCCCATTCCTCTATTGCTTTTCTAACTGCTCTCTGTCTGTAAATCTTCGCCATCTTCGTTACCTTCCTCGGGGATTATTGAGAAGGGGTCATGGATATAAACCCATCCCATGAATCTAGACCATTGTGCTTGTGATAAGTTCCATATCTCTTTTACGGCAGCAGCAGATACTCTGTATCTACCACTATACCATTGATACCCACCTGTGGATAATATACAAACCAAACCATCATCTATCATTCTTTCTACTATCTTTGGAAACTCGGTCTTTGGTATTGGTCTAGCAATTAATTGATTAAAATGTGGTCGCCATTTTATTCTCTCTCCTGCTTCGTTATTCATTCTATAACCTCAAAGTCTACTTCCATAGTAGGGGCTTTCAGAGCAGCCAGTCTCAATTCCATTTGGTTTAGCAACAAGGGTTCATTTCTAAGAACATCTACTAAGATACCCATAACCCCGTTTATTTGTTGGTGTGCTAGCAACAACTGTGAATCAACACCTATCTCTTTCTTCAAAGTACCAATGAGTTTTAGGTTTGTGTTTGCGGCAGCAACCAATTTCGTTGCTTCCCCTATCCACTCTCTAGAAATACCTTCCTCATCTTTCTTTTGCTCCCATTCATCCAACCAAGAGTTGATTCTTGAAAACACATCTTCGGCCATATCTAGGGTTGTTATACTATCATCACGCAGTTTTTCTACCCTCTCTGCCTCTTTAGCATCATATTCTATATGCTCATTCATATGTTCTGTAATGATACCATTAGACCAACCATGCTTCTCTTCTAGGAATGCAGGGGATTGTGTACCATTAGCAACGACATACTCAATATCCTTTCTTTGTACGTGGTTACACATAGGACATTCAGGACTTTCTAAGACCCACTTTAGTGTTGTAATTACCAACGGGTCTTCTTCATACGCCAACCTTTGCTCTATCAACCATTTCGATTTCATTACTCTTCCTCCGTACAGGCATCACATAAACCAGTAAATAGGTTGGTGGTATACTCACCACAGGTTTCACAACGCTTTTTTATTCTACCACTCATTTCTTTCACATCCCAAAGAGAGACACCGTTGCTATTCTTTTCTAAAACCATAAACCGTTTATCTATCCTTAATATCATGGCTAGTTCCATTACACTAGGTATATTACGATACTTCTTACCATAACTACTTCTTACGTTGTCTATTAACTCTATCGCAGTAGTAGCACCTTTCTTTTTTATGTATTCTTCACATGAGTTTACAAAGTTCACTCTCTTCTTCTTCAATTACCGTTCCCCCAACTAGCATAGTGTTCATCAGGTTCAGGTTGCTTTTCTCCTATCCTACAAGCAACACCCCTACGGCCTCTTTTACCAACGACCTTTGGTGTATGTTCTTCATACCAAGATTCCCCAATCAAGTTTTCTTCCACCCATCTTTTCGCACTTTGGTAATCACCGTTGGTAATTATCCTAGCAATCTCTTTCAATAATGTTGACTTAGGAATATCTTGATTCCAATACATTGATTTAATCAAAGCAACGTCAGCATCCATTACTGTCCTTCTCATGTTAAGTGATTGCATCAGTATAAGAGATAATCTATCATCTATATCTACAAGCAACGGCTCTCCGCCTTTGTACTCAGGTTGCATCATAGCATAACCAATTGCTAACCTTCTAAATAAATCAGCCTCGAAGGAACGAACAGTATCTCTCAGCACCCACTCTTCAAATCTAGGCGAGAACATCACACTAGTAGGGGGATTAAGTACAGCGTCTTCCATCCTTTTGTAGAACCAACCTCTCATTTCCATAGCCTTAGTTGCTAACTCTGCTCTTTCTTTCGGGGTCATTCTAGCCTGTTTGTTCTGTGCTATCTTATATTCTAACTCTATTTTAGGAGACATTTCTATCTCTATGATGAAGAATCTTCTATCTAATCCTGATTCTAACTCAAACCTAGCAGGTTGCGTACCCGCCCAACAAGTGTATCGTGTGTTATATCTAACCCAACCATGTCTCATACCTTTGTTGACACGCCCACTATCCAAACTAGTTAGCAACTGATTTTTCATATCCATGCTGTGGTCTTTCTTAGTAGCATCAGTAAGGGATGAAAACTCTTCAAAACCTAAGAACCCACCACATAACTCTCTAGCAACTGGCCTACCCGCAACGTAACCATCTTCGTTAACACTACCAAATAGACCTGCTTCTGTTATTGAGTTAGCACCAATCATAGTTCTAAATCCTATACCATTGAAACCTTCGGGATTCCATATCAGGCCTGTACCTTCTGCTAAAAACAAATCAATCAACACATTCTTTCCTGAACCCTTCTTACCACGCATGAGTATGTGAACCCTAGTGTCTGCTAATCTAGACATCGGTGTATAGATTGGGGGGTTGTCGTGTCGCAACGGACAGTTAGGGATAGAGAAGTAACCATCTACTGGGTCTTCTACTGTGAAGTCGCAACGGGAACACTTGTTTATTGCATTGAAAATATGCGCCCCTATACTACAAATGAATATGGGTAGTTTATCATCTACTGCGACATAGTGGTTAGCATCACAAAAGGATTGTAAATCATCGTATATATCTACATCACTCAAGAGAACATTCCTCCACTAGATACGTCTTGTTTATTCACTATGCCGGAAATCATATCAACTTCCGATTCGTGTTGGTCGTATAAATCTTGTGCTTTTTCTATATCTACACTTAACTCTAATATCTCAAACAGACCAACGCCATCAGCAAACATTTGTTGACTCATAATATTATCCAAAGATGCCTTGAACATAACAATATCAGTCTGTATTCCTCTTAACCTAGCCAACCAACTTGTCATAAAAGCAAACAACGGTAGCACATCTTTACTATCTTCATCGTTATACCAATCTCCAAACTTCCACGTACTAAAAGTACAGTCGGATTTACTTATCAACGAAACAGGTTCTTTAGTGTATATAGAAGAGGTCATCACAAGGAAGGAATCAACATCTGTTTTATCCATTATTGATTCTATTGTTTCTCTAACAACGGGATAACCAAACAACCAATGATTACCAGTAGTTATAGGGTGAAACCCTCTAAAGTTGACTATGAGTTGGTTGCCAATTTGGTGTATTGTTGTTCCGATTATCGCATCGGACATAAAGAAAGGTTTTGTTCTATCCAACTTGGAGAAAACGGTTGCTTTCAATTCCGCCTTTTCTTCAACTGATTCAACTAATATGTTGGGAATAGGACACGGTTCTTGTGAGCAGAGTACGATAACTCTATGAATATCCCCTTCTATCTCCGATTCCCAATAAATATCAACATCGTTTGCGGTTTCTCTCATTCTAACATCCTCTCCTCTATTAACTCTCTAAGGAACTTCGGATATTTTTTTGGGTTAGTTTTTGATTTGATTGCTCTTTCTACCACTACATCTATTGGTCTAGCCTCCCAGTATGCGTAGCCATTAACAAAACCTACATTCTCAAACAACAAACTGGCAGCCATTATTCCTCCCAGTCTCATAGCAGTAGTACCATGATTCTGACCCTTCGTATGTGTAGGGTTAGGATGTCGGTATGAGTTATACCAATCAGCCAATTCATTACTGTGCTTTGCTTCATTTTGTTCGGCCAAGTAATGGTATACAGTAGCCTGAACTCTCTTAGTCTGTCCTCTTGCCATATACCTCGGTCTACTACTCTCCATATAAACCGAAGTATTCTTTTTATTGTTTTTAGTTAATTTAATACAAATTACTTCCTACCAGTAAGTCCTTTTTTTTATTCTTTCAATACTTCAATAGATGTATTTGAGATTAGTCCCTTATAATACTCTCAAAATATCCCATAGAGAATAGAAAGAATTAGAAAACCGTTGTACTGTTAGCCTTTAATTTGGTTTTCTTTTTGTTGAAGTAATAAAAAGAATGATTCATTCTCTAACAAATCTATTTCTTCATCGAACATATTATTTCTAATAATCAACGATTCCCCTACGTCTTTTTGTTCCTTTAGTTTCTCTACCGTAGCAACAACGTACCGTTGTGCGTCATCTACATTGGTGTATAACTTTCCTAGAAACGGCCTAATACCTAAGCCCATAGTATAACAGAAGTACATCCGATTGTTACGCTGGTTAGTTTCCAGCATAGCAACATAATAGGTTCCAGCATCATGTAGAGTAAGTTCCGCCAATCCAATATACGTTTTGCTATTTACTGGGATATTAGAAATTGGTTTAGCAACCACCTTTGCTAATCCATTTTCATCAACTCTAAATCCAATAAAAGGTGTTTTGCTTTCGATAACGAACCAAGCAACCTCTTCTAGAAACGACATCGTTTCTTCGTCATAGAACTCATATCCTTTCATTACTGAGTTTATTGGTATTCTAGGTAGTTGGGGTTGTATAGCATCTAAGAAATCCCAAACAGCAGTATATCCTACTAATTTTAGCAACGTATCTCCAGTCTTTAATGTCAGATAAGGTGAGAATCTTCTCCTTCTCCTGTATTCTTTGGTATTAGATACCTTTCTCCATGCCTTGAAATCTACTACTTCTATTAGTTCGGGTGTAGTTAAAACGAAATCTCCTCCGAATAGCAACGGATGTCTCATATATATCTCTAGGATATGCTAATACTTCAAGTGTTTGTTGTGAAGGTCGGAGGGGAGGATAAAACATATGACGACAGGGGGGAAATTAATAGTAACAAAAAACCCCTGAAAAATAAAAACCTCCGACCTTCATTTATAGTGTGTAATGGTTCTCCATATAAACCTAGTTGCTATCCAAATAATCTATTAGAAATAAACCAGTTTTGGCTGTCTTTTCTTTACCAACTGTTGGTGTGTATTTGACTGGTCTAGGTAACGGTACTGCGAAACCCGCAAGTACACATTTAGGACAGGCTTTGACCTTTAGTGCGGCCTCGTTGCTAAGATATTTCTGCGGCCATGAGCCTTCTTCTAGCATATCACATTGTTTGACTCGTACAGTACGGGTATAATCTCCCTTACCAACGGTCTTAGTGGTCCAACTATGGTACATTGGTGTACCAACCACAACATCGTAATTTTCACTCATGGCAACCACCTTGATTTTTATCATTTTTTTGATAGATATAATATAGACCCTTATTCGGCCCTCTTCCAATTTTTCTTTTATACAACCCGCCACCATATAATTTTCCAAACTTAGCCATCAAATTATCAGCCGTCTTTTCTGTGTATGGTAATAACCACAATCTTTCACTCATTGTTTCACCTCATAATCAGGATGGTTGGTTGGTAGTTTGTGTTTTCTCCTATCGCACATATTCTGTATCAATTTAGCCGAGGATGCTGCCCCTTTTTTGAATCTTTCTTCTGCAAAGGTATCCCCAACAGGACACATTGACTGCTTCAAATCATCCAAATCTATGCTGTGTAGCAACCATGTCAATATTTCATACTCAACGTGAGTGATTGTTTTGGCTCTCATTCTAGCAACCCTCTAACAGTATTGATATTGAATAGTTTGGGGCTTGGTCGCATACTATATCCGTTGTCGAATATGTCTTTATCAACGCCTGTTAGGTGTGCAAATACCAACGATGCACAAGTCAATCTAGGGTCTGCTAGTACACTAGCAACCTTTCTTGGGGTTTCTTTTCTAAACGCATAGGTGTGTAATATAATCCACATACCCATATCATCTAGCAACTCATAAGCCTCCTTGTAGTATTTTTCAGGCATACCTTTCTTTAGAAGTATATTGGCTAGTGTTTTCATATCAGAGGCAGGTAGTTTACTCTCGCCTTTGTATATCAACAGGTTGCCGTCTTCTGTGTTGGTAGGTACTAATCTGAACTTCTCGTACTTACTCATATTCCGCACCCATCTCCTCTAACCAATACAACCTTGCTTCTTCGGTTGCTTGTTCTCTTAGGGATGCTAGCGACTCTTGTGCGTATTGCACGTTTAAGTCTGTATTCACAAGTGTAGGTTCTCCTACTGGTTTTACCCACATAGTTTGTGTTGATAAGGTATCTAGGAAAATATCATTGATGCCATCTATACTATATCCTGCATCTCTAGCAACCCACTCAGTAACTAACTCATCAAACATTTGTTGGATAAGTTCGTCTTTACTATCATAGTCATCGAATGATGCTCTTTCGCCACTCATTCCATAGCCCCCTCTATATCTTTTAACAACCGTGTGGCTCTGTTGATTAATTTCTTGTCTGCTTTAGCGTCTTTCAATCTATCAGCAACCTCTGATATTTTCAAGGATGCTTGAAACATATTCCAATCTCGGTCAATGTTAACTTTACTCACTTAACTCACCCCCGTATCTATCTCCATTTGCTTCTACTACTGTTATAGGTATGTTGAGTGTTGCTAGCGAATCTAAACCACCTATGAGGGTGAATATAGTTCCTGTTACCATGTGTATATCTATCTCTAGATGGTCTACTAGACCTGTACCATGAACAGAGTCGTGTGTTTTATCACGTACTGTTATTGCACTTATGTCCTCTACCCGTAGGTATGTCGTTCCGCTTGTCGTTTCTAGACCTCCTAAAAGGTCGCCTCTTTCTATCTCTACTGTTCTTTTTTTGTTCATTTATTCTTCACCTTCTTCTTGATTCAATTTGTTTTTCGCCATTATAGTATGTATATGACATATATTGTATCGCTCCAATTAGTGCGTGTAACTCAGCCCAATCCACATCATTATCGAAGTTAGCAGTACCATCGTGGTACTTGTCATCCTCTACATCAGGGTATGCTGTATGTTTGCACATGACTAATTCATACAAGTCCTCATCATAATCAGCAACCGCCATAATGATATGCTGTGCTATTTCCATAGGATTATCATGTGCATTCAAGCCTTCTATCTTTGTCGTTGTTTTCTTCATTTATTCTTCCTCCGTGAAGGGTGTTGGTCCCATGTCATGGAATGTTACCTTGTATTGTGGACCATGATTAGTTGTTGCTAAATCACGCATCCAAAGAGCGAAGTTGGTATCCTTAAAGTTTCTAACTTCGTATATTATTTCCGTAGTACATCCCCATAACTTGAGATATACCATGCACATTGTATCTCCAAGTGCTATACGAGTTATACAGGTAGCGTTGCGGTGTAAGAAATTGTAAAATGCCCTCAATTCATTTTCATCGTTGCTAGACCAAGATATTACTATCTGTCCTGATTGTTTCATTCCTCTTCCCCTTCCTTTTCTACTTCTGCTACCAGTTCTGCTAGCAAATCGTTTGTTGTTATTTGTTCTGATAGTTTATTGTGTATGGTTGTTAGGCTTTCATATATACCTACATACTGTGGTTGTAATTCATCCATTCCATCTGCTCTAAGACTATCAAACAAACCAATCGTAGCCGTAACCACCCATTGGTATCCATGCAACGCTATTACGCCCGTTGCCAACGCATCTGTCAATACTTTTATGCTTTTTTCTACTTCATTCATTTTTTTCACTTCCGTTGTTTTTCCGACCTAATGCCCCCATATAAACCCCTTCTATATCGTAAGGTAGGTCTGAAATGTCCTGCTCTGTAAGAGCATCGTTGCTTAGTAACTTGGATAGGTCGAGTACCCAAGCATCCCCATGTGAACGCATCGTGTGTTCGACTAGGCTTTCATTGATGTAGGCCTCTACTTCTTGTAGGTCCATACCGTTGACTGTTGCTAGGTGTTGTATTGTAGGCTTGGCTGCACCTACTGATAGGCTTCTGCCTATGTGCTTACATTGGTGGCATAACGGGCATAGTGCTTGAAGTCCTAGCAACGTCTGTATTCTATTCTCTTCATCGTATCCCCATATCTCATGGCATTCTACGTTGTGTTTGCGGCCTTGTTGCTTACCTGTCGCTCCACAAATCTCACAGACATTACCTGCCTTTTCGTAGCAGTCCTTACGCAACCTATCCCATGTGCAACCACGTACAAGTGAACGTAAGTTGTTACCGAATGAGTTGCTAGGGATTAATTCGATGCTAAGTATTTTTGTCTTATGATTTACCATCTGACAACCTCGTCATTGTTGTTATCTGAATCAGGGTCATCATCTAAATCAAACATTTCTGTTTGTTTGTAATCTTCGGGGACATCAATAAAGGTTGCTAAATGTTCTTGGATGCTATCATTTCTTAACTCTTCCATGTCTGCACCTTCGTGTATTTCCCTAACAACACCGTTCATTCTTTCTGCGTTGTTTTTTAGAAACCCTAAGAAGAAATGAATCTCATCGGGAACTTTTGTTGAATCAACAGCCATGAAACCTCTTGAGTCTAACTCGAAACCTGAAACACCTGCTTCTGCGAACTTCTGTATAGCACGTTGCGAGAATCTTGTAGCACAACCTAACGTCATGTCAACCTTATCCTCGTCTGACATATCTTCATCATACTTTACCAGTATGTTCATTGGTATGCCTACGTCATACGGAGCAACGCCACCGAAATCAGTTAGCACTTGTCTTTCGAACAGAGCCATTGTGTATGTCATAATGAAACTTTCAGGAAAGTATCCTGCTTCTTCTTCTGTTCTTTTGTAAAGTTTAGGTAGCAACTCTTCGAGTAGGTTAATTTCAGCAAATGTGTATTCTTCTAGCAACTGCTGTGGTAACACCTTAGCCTCTAGGTCGTGTTCTTCTACGCTGTATAATCCGTGTATAGGATGCACAGGTATAGGTAACTCTTCCATTATCGTTGCTAGTAATTTCAACGGGTCCTCATCATCAATCTTTTTTTCCAAATCTCTTATCCATTTTTGTGTTTTCATTTTCTCATCTCCTCCATTGAAGCCATAGCCCTTAGAAGGGCAGGTAATGGTAGGTTTATTTTTTTCAAATCTTCCAAAGTAGGTTCTTTGCCTTCGAGTAATCCTCTTCGTAGGCAATTCTCTAGTTCTGTAACGTCATGCCCCTCATCCTTGAGTTGCTTGAGTATAGGATTACACTCTAACTCTAACACAAAACAGTTTTCTCTTGCTTTTTGGAATGCTTTTTGGTATTCAGTAGCACTAACATAAGGTTCGTTGCTAGGTTTGGTTAATATGAAAACCTTACCCCGTATGTATTCCTGCATATCAAGACCCCAGTATTCCATGAAAGTTGAAAGTCCTTCGTTGTAAGGAACTAAAAACCCCTCCTGTATCGAAGGAGAGAAAGCAACGGCAGTTATTTCTCTAGGTGTTCCTGTTACAGAATCAGGTAACACACGGCCATTGTATTTGTATGTTAGAACCATATCTTCGCCAACCATCCTACTGATTACTTTCCAAAAGTCATCGTTGATAGGCTCACCTGAAACAACCGTAGGTTTGTGTTTGTGTTGCGAGGACATCATATAACCAACTAAATCCTCACTCATAAATACGCCTCCTTACGGATTGCTCTGTACCAATCTTCATCCCTTTGGGCTTCTTTAGGGAACTTTAATGCTCTTTCCATACAGATGGCTCCGCTTGTGCATGGTTGCATAGCCTTAGCCCCACAAGTAGGACAGGAAACACAATATGTAAACTGCACAAATCCTCTGTTGTTTACTATCTGTTGGTATCTAGGATTTATTTTCCTAGTCTCTCTTCTCTCTATCTTAGCAACGTCAACCTGTCCGTTGCTGTCTAGAGGTTTAGCCACTCTTCGTTGGCGTATAGGCTTAGGCTCGGCCTTGACCGACTGCTTACGCCTACCTCTAATTGCGTTCAGTATTCCATCATAATCAATGTTAAATATATTCATTCATTTTCCTCCAATTCATCTATTGCGACTACTACATCCTTCTTAAGTTGTTCGCTACTTCTTCTCCAATTCCTGTGAGTCATTGAGTATCCTCCTCTACCGACTTCCAAAAATCTTCAACGTCTTTCTGTACCTTTTCTAATAGGTCGTACATCTCGCCTTCCATATCCCATATTGTATCTAGTGCATCTCTGTACTTCCTTGTATGTACGTCGTGTTCATCTAGCAACTCACACGCTTCATCTATGAATGCTGCCGCATCTATCACACGGTTGGTCGAGCGTTCAACATCTCTCTGAATGCCTAACAACCGCCTTTCTTCTCGTAGGTTTCTAAATCTAGTTAGTTCCTTATCCATACTTTCCACTAGGTCGTATAGTACCCCGTTCTCTGTTGCTTCATCAACTAATTTTATTATATCTTCCATTTTAGTTCCTCCTTAACATACTGTAAGCCTCTTCGTTGCTAGTGAACATCACAGGCTTAACCCCTCTAGGTGTAGTTCGTATGAATGCTTTACTTCGCAACGCCCTCCCTAGAAACTGTCCGTATGTAATCGCATATCTGCTAGACCTGTATGACTTGCCGTTTTTGAAAGTCATGTTCTCATAGATTGTTCTAGCCGTACAAGGTACTTCTCTCTCTAGCAACCATCTTGCACCACATTCCATAGCGGGGCTGCTTACTCTCCTTCGTGCGTGGATACCTACCAACTCACTCATTCAATCACCTCTACATCGTCTTAGTTCTTCACGCAACCGCAAGACTTCTGCTAAGAGAAGTGGTGCGTCTTGTATGAGTATGGCGTTAGCCTCTATTGTTTCCCCATCATTACCGAAGATATTGATAGCCCAATTCCAATCACAATCATCAAGCATCCATTCGCCTTCTGTGTGTCCTTCGTATCTGTCTATGATTGCGGCTCGTGTCCATAGTTCAATCATTCTTCTTCAACCCCCAAGATTTCAACCCCCAAGATATTATCAAAGTGTGCGACTATTCCTTTTGGGCTAGCAAGTAACACATCACCTACTATGTACCCATTCGATAGGTAACAAGTTGCTATTTCATTGATTGGCAAACCTAACAACAAGCCTTCTTCGTTGACAAAGAGTTTACCATCAGGGACAACACATCGGGCTTCGGTATAGTAACCACCTACCGCCTTCTGTATTTCCTCTAAGGTTGGCTCATAGCCTACACTTATCGTTATTAGTTCTCCATCCGTTGCTATCTTTTCGTATATCATTTATTCTTCCTCCATTGGTATCTGTACCCAACGCAACTGTTCACCTGTGTCTATGATTGCATTAGGTTGATTGTGATGTAGATAGATGACATTCCATCCGTTGCTTAGTGTATCTATATGTGATACGGGAACGTGTATACCTCCGAGTTCATCGGGTAACTTGACTGTCTGTATATCCCGTAGGGGTACTAGCAACCCGTCTTTCTCAACTATACCCGCATTGATGCGAGGGTCGTATGTGAAATGTTCCATTTATTCATCACCCATCCACATCCTGAATCTTGCAGGAATAACAGTCGTATAGTTACAAGTGCGGCAACACCTACCATCAGCAACGGGTTGAGCATTATGCCCATCAAGCCACGAACCTTCGGGTGGGATTGGGTGTTCGCAGATAACACAAGGCTTGCCCATTCAAGCAACCCCCTGTCTACCTGCATAGGGTAAGTCAATATCCTTGATTTTCCATACCATGTCTATTGAATCTAATTCGTTGCTATTGAAGTATCCTAGTTCATCGTGCATACCTTGTACGAATCCGAAGCAAGTGCCATCTTCATCCATCTCGGTTGCGAACCAGTACCAACCTGTGAACGATTCCCAACCCGCCAGTACAGGCAGGTGGGTATCAGGATGAGGAGGCTCGGTTGCTTTGGAAGCCTCCCCCACATACACATATAGGGAGCCTAGATGCGACACGATTGAAACCATATTTAGCAACCCCCCTCTATTTGTGCTTGGGCTACATCATAAGCCCTGAGAGTAAGCGTCTTTGCTATACTACGCAACCACTTGTCTTTAGGTACATCTTTACCATGCTCAAATCCGCATAGGTCTACCCATACAGACCATATGTAAAACTCTAGTTGTTCTGTATCACACACCTCATCTACCTTAGAATTGATGATAGAGTCTTTAGTTTGGTTGTCAGGGTCTAAACTGTATTCGTGAAATGCCTCTACGCCTCTAAACCATGCTTCTTGCAGGAATATGATACCTGCGGGCATAGCGACTTCTTCGGATTCTACGTCAATCGTTGCTAGTGTTGGCCTAGCGAACATATCTTGCTGTGTCAATTCAGCAAATACCTCAAACATTTCGTGATAAAATGGAGGCGGTCTTGTTTGTTGTACTCTTAGGTAACGGTTGCCTTCATGTTCCATACTCAGACACCCCCTATTGCATAATCCACATCATCAACTGAATCGAAGATTTTCCTGCGTAGGTCTTGCATCTGTATGTTGCTAGCATTAGCGTCAAGTGCCTCGAAGTAATTCTCTATATCACATAGTAAATCGTTGCTTACTCTAACCATTTTATTTGCTCTGCTGATTGCTGCGTCTCTCTGTATTAGCATTGTATCATATCCCCTTGCTCTCTGTCTGCGTTGCTTTCTCGCCTCTTTGCGTAGGTGCTTATCCACCTCTGTACGTGCATCTATTTCTGCACCTACTTCATCTATCGTTTTTCCGTCAATCGTTATATTCATGTTATCGCTTTCCATGTAACTCAACCCTTCCGACCTCGGTGTCATACTTAAACCACTCGGCCAAAACCGACCAACTCACCTGTCTATGTATGCACACCTAGTCTGTGCGTAGCCCCCGTATGACCTGCCTCTGTGGTTGCTTGTGTGCTGGTGTATCTGCTGGTGTCTAGGTGTAGGCTTGGCCGTTGTTAGGTAGCCCTCTCATGTATGCGTATCTACACAAACCTGTCGAAAGTTGAAAATTATGCTTTTATCTCCCGCATTTCTTCGCAAGTATTGATAGTGATTAAGTCTCTCACCGCCTCTACTTAGAAACGGTTTCAATTTCAGTAGGGAGGCTGATGCGAGACTGCATCCGTGTGTATGGGTCAAGAACCACTAGAGGGTGGTCCTTAACCCCCTCAAACACGCACGTAAATTACCGAAGGTAATTTGGTTGCTAGAGAAACTGGTTCCAGAATGAGGTTCCAGTAGGGCCTGAAATTGTTGCTAAAAAAAGGGGAGATGGCGAAGCCATCCCCCCAATTTGCTATGTAGGTTGCTTATTCTTGTAAAGAATCAAACACTCTGTCGGATATGTCTTGCACATCCTCTGTTTGTATGTCTTCGCCTCGGTGAATCGCTTCTATCAATGTAATTGATTCCTCGGTAAATGTCCTTAGTTCCTCTTGAGGAACGCCTTGCTCTCTGAGAAGGTTGCTAAGAAGGACACGAGCCGCAAAGCCACGCTCCTCCTCAGAAGGGTCTAGCAACACCCTAACCAAATCAGTCAAGAAGTCCGTAGGGACTGTTGTTTCATCCATTTATTCACCTCCTTTAGTAGTGTAGTTAAGCAACGCTTTACTAATCTCACTAACCATATGTTTCATAGCGTTAGTGGCAGAAATGCCACCTGCCGACCATCCTGCCATTACATGGCCTTCTTCAAGACCAATCATACGAAGTATTTCTTGCTTATCCTCATCAGAATAAACTACATCAGGATAACCTAAACTACCATCTACATCAGGACCTCCTAATGTCTTCATTAGGGTAAATATTCCAGTTCTAAAGAACCAACTAGAAGCACCACTTGATACTAAAGTATCATTGAATGGGTCCGAAGGGTCCTTCAATTTGTAAGCATAAAAACCGTTGCTATAAGCACCATTGTAAACAGATTTGCCTCGGTTAGCAATCCAAACCTCAAGGTTAAATCCGGCATCAGAAAGGGCTTCGGAGATAGCAACAACTACCGCCATAGCAGCAGCAAGTACCTCAGCACCAACAGAACATGATGCAGCCAAAGGCAGGACTAGAGCAATTGAATCTCTAGGAGCCTTTGACTTCATCTTTCTCCTACCAAATGGTTCACCATTTAACAGGCGGAAAGCATTGACCTTGCAGGGCAAGGACTCAACATTTCTCCACTTAGCAACGAACTCAGTTAAGTCAATTTCATTGACTTGTTGTAGTGCTTCTTGACGGAACTTTACAAGTAAATCAATATCAATTTGTCTGAACTGTCCTAATTCGGATGAAATCCGAGACTCTGTTAGTTTATTTGCAGGGACACCTTCAATGCCTTCTTCACGGCCAATCCATGACAGAGAAGGAACATCTTCTAGAGGATTCTCGGTGTAATTATCATCGAAACTACCGTTCGGTAGAGACTGAATAATCTTAAGATTCTCAGGCCTTAAGAAATCTGATAAGTCATTCGCTGAATGAGCAACGAAGCAACGAGCATTCATCTTTTCGTTTACGAAAGTTGAAGCCTGATTAGTGTCGTTTACTTCTTGTAAGAAGTTAACAACCTCAGTTTTGGTTAAACTTGCCATACTTTTTCACCTCCTTGATTGAAAATCAAAGGAGAGACAGTCTATTCAGACTGCCCCTCCGAGGTCAAAGACCTCTTCATATTCGGCTGCTTTGGTAACTTCGTTAGGGTCTAGACCAATCATTTTCAAGTCATTCACATTCCAATCTGCTAGCCCTTCTAAGAAGGCTTGACGGACTGGAATACCATGAACTTGAGTCATAGTATATGCTGTCTGTAAGTGTCTTGGGCTGATTATCCTTTGGATATTTGCATTATTCATCTTGTTTCTAGTATCAAGGAACAGGTTCCTTAATTCAGCATTAGGACAGAAAGACTTCTCTAAGTCTTCATCATAACCCCACTCGATTATTCCTCCAGCAAATCTGTTCAAGGTTGCTCCGTCTAACTTGTTAGCAGCGTTGTAAGTTCTATTACTACCATGACCGAAGGTATTAGCAGTACAGATGAAGATTGCATCTTCATGTCTTTTAGCAACTGAACCATCAGGAAGAGGCCAACTAGAACCTGCTAAAGCAGCATTCAAAGCAACTGCGGTTCCTGTTGCTAATCTATCAAACTCATCGAAGATGAGAACACCACCATTAATGTAAGTCTCGACTATTTTAGACATAGTATAAACTGGACTACCATCGGAGATGTTTGGTATAGTTGAACCAGTTATCTCAGTTGGTAGCATTTCTTCATTACATGAGACAATAACTAAGTCTGACGCTGAATGAATACCACCTGCTTCCTTTGGAATATTTAGCAACGCTCTGAAAACTTGTTCAGCACCGTAGGTCTTTCCACTTCCAGCAGGACCAACTAAAAGACTAGCAAGTCTTTTGTTAGCAACCGTTGTTCGACAGTTACGAAGTAATCTAGCAAATCTACCATGAACTTTCTCCTCAAATATTACTGTATCATCCTTGAGTGCAGTAAGACGCAAAGGAGCAGCAGCAGCAATATCTTTCACCGTTGACATCATTTCATCGAACTCTGAACGTAGTTCACCTTGAAGGCTTCCAGTAAACTGAGAAGCCCAATTGTTCAAAGGTTGCTTAATCAAATCGAAGATTACATTTCCTTGCTCTGAAACTACGCCAGTCGAAGACGGTGCAGGGTTTGGTATTGAAGGAACTTCGTCTTTTGGTTGCTTCTTTGGTACCTTTGGTAAAGGTGTTGGATTACCTTTTGGATGGTAATGAAGAAGGTAACTTCTTGGCAATTTACCCCAATTATCCGAAGTAGTATCAGGATGATGAACGTAGTTCAAACCGTTGCTAGTTGAATCATCTAAGGATAAGTAGGAAGGCTTCATGTAATCCCACAAACCTTCAATAGCATGAGTATAAACTATGAGTTTATTAGCCTCATTCGGATTTCCTTTAGACCTTCTTTGAACAGCCGGAACTTTGTTCTCCGAACAACTTAAGTGAACCCATTGGGTTCCTTTTCGGTCTAGTCTAAGGACATTCAAGACTTCGTCTCCTTGCATTTCAGAACCACAAATAGGGCAATCACTTGACTTCTCGGCTTTCAGCCTATAAGCACCACTATAACGACCTTTAATTCTCTGTCGTAGTACATCCAAGTCCGAATCTGAAACTATTCCTGCGAAGCCAACGAACGATAGTGTAGAAACTATCAATTCGATGTATTCTCCGAATAGTCCAAGACCCATATCAACCGAAGGTAGGACTAGACCTCCGGTTAGGGCATTCAGCGTTATCAGCATCTCAATCAGGGTTTCAATCACAAAATCCATCACTTTAATCCCGTAGGTATCCGCACTAAAAGGTTATCGGTCTAGTACTAGACTACGCAGGGCTTTTGGCTCCAGCCGATTTAGCAACCAAAAAAAATGAGCAAAAGTTCCAGTTCAAAATACCTTAGCAGGTATTTAGCGTACGGATACCATTTGACTGGATTTACAATCCATTCAAATATACATACGATTCTAGCAACGACTCTACGCGGATATTCTAAAGAATATCTTCACGCTGAGAGTACACAGGAGAACGTAGGCAAGATGTTTGTTTTTTCGGCAATCTTGGAGACATATGTGGCCCACACCGATTCCACGCAGGGACTTCTGATGTCTCCCCCTGTGCGAGAATCCTACGTGCGAGATGTTTGGTTTTGAAGCCATTTTTAGCAACAAAATAAAACCAATTATCTATATTATCTGATAATATAGTTAATTGACCGGACAAAAAAAAACTGAGAAAAGTTCGATGACTTTCAGTCATATCTAAACGAAAAGATTTGACCGATGGTTTTAGTTTTTGAATCTCGATTCAATATCTAGCAACCAACTACTTCTAGAGAATAGGCTAATTTTGGTTGGCTTGTCTAAAGACAAAAAAAAGTTTGAAAGAAACCAACCTTATATCAATTAGTCGAAGACTAACTCTGATAAGAAATAAAAAAAAGGAGAAGCCAACAGTCGAAGACTGCTGACCCCTCCAGTTTGAGAACTTTTCTTTAACTTATTTTCACCTCCTTTATTTCCATTCTAATCTTCGATTAAATCCTCAATAGTTCCTTGAATTGTAAATCTCCAAAGTGTCATCGTAGATGAACTTCATTTCTTTGCAGACTTCTTTGAAGTCTGATTTGGAAGAATGAGTAAACTCAATGATGCTTTCAAGCATCACTTTCCATTCAAAACCATACCAATCTTTCACTAGAAACTTATTCTCCATTTCCTCGATTATGTCCTCTAAAGAGGACATATTTTCCTTAATGTTTCCAGTAGTTAGAGCATTCATAAACCGATTCTCCAACTCTATGAGTTGCTTTCCGGTTACTTCGTCAGTTTCTAATTCATCGAATAACTCTGTTATTCGGATTCCTAGATACGACACTTCATCTTTGATGAACTTCTCTTCATCTTCGATGAACTTTGAGATTTTGTTGTCTAACCTATGGTTCTGTTCCAAATCAATCGTAGATTGAACATCGAAGTATTCTTTAGCCCTTTTAATCATCCTTTTACTGCCGAAGGCAGTAAGAATTAGATTCCAGTTGATAAGAAAATCTTCGGAACAGACTTCGTCTTCATCGTCATCCCAATCTTCGAAGAAGATTGAAAGACAATCTCCATCGAAAAGAAAACAAAATATTCGATAATCCGATAGGAACTCTTCATCGGAGATGAAGTAATTCCATCGAAGATAAACCAGTTCATCCAATAAATTGGATGGTGGGGTATAGGACCTGATACTTCGTATCAGTTTTTCTCTGAACTGAGGGCCTCCTTCCCTCAAAAATCTCTCGAAAGGAATGTCCCTTTCAGGGACATCCTCCAAGATTGGGGAATGCCTTACGGCATTCTCCACAGTCGTCATTTTTGCATCATCATTTTTCTGCATCTTTGTCATGCTTTTTTCCTCCTTTTTTTTCAATTTGCTCCTTTGGTTCTTTCAGAACCTAGTATCATCAATTTGGTCTTCATACATTGAGTCTAAATTGGCGTTCAGTACAGCGATTCCATCAACTTCAACCATTAGTTTCAAGTCAAACATATTATCATCTGCTCTTTCCCTCGTTTCTGCGGTAAAAACGAAGGTAAAGTCCTCGCAATTATCCTGATACAACCAGTCATCAATTCGATGCTCAAGATTAGAGCAGTCAATCGTTTCCATGTCTTTTTCAAGTAAGAATCCGGTATGATAAGTCCCGTCATCCTCAAGAAGCGTCATCATCAGAACTGCTTCATCAGAGAAGGGGTCATTGTCAAACCATACACTAAAGTGTATGAGTTCGGGGATTCCTGAACTTTCGACGGGGAAATCAAAACGGTTTCCAAATCCAAGTTCAAAAATTGCCTGAGAATCCTCAGGTCTTTCCTGTTCAGAACCCCTAAAGGGGTTCTCCATAGGGCAATCATCGTTGTCAGCCTCCTCAAAGAATGTATCATCATCCATGTTTTTCGGATTGAGTGTAAGTTTTTAACACTTAGCAACCGAACAATAAGCGAGCAGTACAGCGTTTTTGATGATTTAGCAACCAGATTTTAACTATGAAAAATAGAGCCAAAAACAGGGTCCGAGGCGACCCTATTATACGCTAACCCCCTCTCGTAATTTTTATTTTTTTTTTTGAAAACCACTAAATCTCCTTAAAAAGAATATAAAGTTTACATAATCTTAATATATCAGCGAACATGACGTTACGTTATGCCAAAGAACCGACAATTGAAGAATGTAATAATGGGACACCACATAGTAGACGGAGGCGTAGATACCGCCGACCTATCTTCTAGCGTAACTGCTGTACTAGCGGATTATGCAGTAGAAGTAACAACTGCTGGTGGAAGTGCTACCGAAGCACTAACTGTTGCTGGCGTTACAACCGCTTCAAAGATTATCGCAACTCTAAAGGATGATGGAAGTAATAACATAACCATTAAGACCGCTAAGGCGACTGGAGACAACGCTGTAACTGTTGTTTTCTCAGGCGACCCGGGTAATGATGCTATCGTTGCTATCGCAGCATTCTAGAGTCTGAATCTAACATACCTTGAATTAGAGTCTCTATGTGGACTACTTCTAGGTTTATCCTTAGACTTACCCCAAGAACCAACAGAAGCACTACCTCCAACCATAGGAGAATCATTTCCTTGTTTACTTTGGAACTGGTCTACTGCATGAGCAAGAGCCATAACAATATCGTTATGCCTACCTTTGTCAACAATAATGCCCCCATCCCAAGCATGAGTTTCTAATTCTTCTAACATTTCATTCATTATCTTTCTAGTATGGTCGTTTCCATAGGGGATAATTATTTTACCTTGTTCAAACCAACTTCTTAGTCTCATAAGTAGTGATTGCTTCATAACTCTATTCTGTACTGGGCTACCTCGATAATCTACGTTTGCCCCTTTATTCACTAGCAACGCTTGATACAGTCTTTGAAAACCAGCAGACTCGGCAGCAAAGATAGGATTCTTATATACACTACATAATCTAATAATTTCATCTGCTTGTTTACTAGGCTCAAAGTCATTATGTCTCCATACATTAACAATATGTAGAAACCCTTCTGTATCTTGTCTTAGTACAACCATAACGCTGTAATCTTTACCTATACCATGAGAAGGGTCAAACCCTATAACATATCTACCACTATGTTGTTTTTCGTATTCTAATGTAGCATCCATGTCTAAATGCTTTCTAGTTAATCTAGAAGGATATACAGCAGAGTCGTCATCAACTACTCTACATAAATACTCTTGTGAAAATGCTAACTCACCCATAGCAACACGTTGCTCTAGTAAAAACTCTACACTTCTATACTCAGGCCAAAGGCATTTGGGGATTACATTATTAGGGTCTTTAGACCATTCATCGTAATTAATAATGCTACCCTCCTTCCAACTCTTCCAAGCCTCATTGTTTAGCATTTCTGTATGATATAAGTCTGTTAACGCTAATGGCGTACCTACTACGAAGATAGATGTATCAGGACTCAGCATAGGGGTCATTTTCTTACGAAACCAGTTACGGACTACTTCATCAGACATATCACCTGAATCATCTAATACGTCATCTAGGATAATACGAGCAGGGTGTTCTCCACGAATAGCAGAACCTACTGATGATGCTTTAATCCAAGAACCATTATTAAGACGCAGTTCCCATTTACCGCCACGCTTCTCATCAAGCATTTTAGACAAATCGGGATGTCTTCTCATGTCTTCTCTTATTTCTTCTAGTCTGTTTGCTGCTAAGTCTTTACTAGCAGAGAACAACCAAGTTGTAAAGGGCTTATTACGCCATTTTTCAAATAAAAGGGAATGTAATGCTTTAACTCTTAATGTAGTGGATTTACTATGGTCCCTCGGAGCAATCAATAACACACGATGTACTTGTGAGCCTTTACGGTCATTGAACAGTTCAAACCATTCACCTATGTGATTACCCCAAGTGTAACCTAGCCATTCGTAAAAATGTTGGTGGTCGTATCTACTTCTTTGTAGATTGAAACTACTCATCAGTCCATTCATATTCATCACTCATCATAGTGCTATTTAAGATTAGTGGAAAACCAACCCACTCAGCCATATACTCTACTAGGCTTTCTATTTCAGACCTATCTAATATTGCTGTCATCATAGATTGTGTTTCATCAACTAAACAAATTACCAATGAGTCTTCGTCATCTACTGATTCACCAACTATTACAGCAGAGTCATTTGTTTGCCAACCATCAACCATTAATTATCACCATTTAGTGTTTTTAATGTAGCAACGCCATCTCTTAAATCAGAGAACACTTGTATATGTCTTCTATCAGGGGATAGTATAACCATAGGACAGGTAGCCCTTTCTTTTTGGAAACCAATCATTTCAGCAAAACTGTCTATTAGTTTATATGAACCCGGCCTAACAGCCCAACGCTCAAGACCATGACGGGTGAACGGTTCTATTACAGGCGTGTGGTGATGACCTACTACACCTATATCAAAATCACACTCACCATCTTCCCACATCTTTTTAATTACTCTAGCAGGGTTAAGGGATGAGTTACCTCTTCTTTTGTGTCTAATAGAGAAGTTATAGGGGATATTATTAACTAACAGACGAATATTCAGTTCGTGGGCGTGGTAGATGACATCTAGGTCTGCTACTTTCTTAGCAAGAGGGTCATAGTCTGTTGCACCACTAGTCCAAAGGTCGTGATTACCTGCTACTACTGCTAATATTTTATCACCAAACATATCTAGGTAGTGGTCGCATAACTTCCATTGAACAGAAGGAGGGATACGTTGTTTCATAGCAGGTCTTGGTTTGTCAATCATAAAGTTATCAATAAAGTCTCCAGCGTGGATAACAAAGCAATTGTCTGTATCACGTACTAGTTCAGCATCTTCACGCATACGTGCGTGGTCTGTATAACTATTACCTATATGTTGGTCGCTCGCTAAAGCAACACCTATGTAGCCTTTTGTGTTAAAGGTGATTTCAGCCCATCTAGCACTCTCCATATTAGTAATGCTTTTTGCTGATAACTCTTCAACAGAAGCCCAAAGGTCTTCTACGCCTTGACTTATGCTTTTTAGATGTGTAGTTGTAAACTCATTCTTTTCTATTATAGTTAATGCGTTGTTAATTTTAGCATTGTGTATTCTTGCCTCCCAAGCCTTAATACTAATTTCAGGATGTTCTGCGTGAAGTTTTCTAGATAAAGACCTAGCAGTACCCTCCCAAGATTCAGGAATGTATTTATTTAGATTATTAGCCTTAGCATAAAATGTTTCAGGTACTTCTTCAGGGAAATCTTTTCTAAATGTTCGTACCTGCCAACGCCATGCTTCTGTGGACTTCTCTTTGTATATGTTGCTAAGAAATCTAGCAAAGGCTGTATCTGAACCTAATTCGTGCCAATCTTCTTTGTGTTTTCGTATAGTATTTAATTCGGGTGTTTTCATGCTTGTACGGCTTCCCATAGACCACACTAGGAAACAGATGCCTTATTAACTTTAATTAATTTTGTTGTTTTTAATTATTTCAGAAAGAATACTTTAGACTAGTATAACACTTTTTTTATTCTTTTAATACTCTATGGGGTATTTTAGGAAAAGGGGGTAGTATAAATCTCTAAATGTCTTATAGAGTATTGAAAGAATAAAATAAACGCTGTGCTGAAAGCAAGTAATTTGTATTTATTAATTTTAGTAACAAAAAGAATAAAAATCTAAATGGTGATATATCGAAGGTTTTTGTTGTTGAGATATGGATGAGGCGACACTTGCGGTTATGGCGAGATTAGATTTAGTTAGAGATGATGTATCTGACATAAAGACTGTTTTGAGAGAACAACAAAAAGAACACGCAAGTCATGGTGAAAGACTAACAGAAGTAGAATCATCATTACTTGTAGTAAAAAGTAATCAAGAAAAGATATTAGATGGTCCTGTGTATAGTTTAGACCGCTTTATTACAAAAAGAGTAGCACAGATGACAGGCGGTATGGGTATGGTGCTTTATATTCTTTACTCTATGCTTTAGCGAAAGGATGATAAGGCATTGACAATCTCTGATAAATATGGGCTTATTCGATAGAATACTCGGAAGAAACGAAAAAATCGTTGAAAAAAGCGAAATAAACTTCACAAACGCTTGGGCTAACGCACGAAGGGCTGATTCTAGCGAAAATCCTATGCTTTTGGCTGCTGCTGCTGGTCTTAGCGATATTATGAGTCAAAGCAACAGATTGAGAACAAATACTAACTTTGCTACTGATTTCGATATTTATGATTCAATGCTAGAGTTGGACCCCGAATTAAACGGTGCAGTACGGGCAGTATCTCTAACTGCTAACAATTACGATATTAATTATCGTGGTGCAAAGAACTCTAAGATTAGAGAAGGAATTAGAATGTTAGTAGAAGAAACTATTGATTTCGATGACATATTAATTAACGCCATGAGAAACCTAATGGTGTATGGTAACGATATAAACAAACTAGTTGGTAAGACTGGTGTAGGTATAACACAAGTTCAATCTTTACCAATATCACAAATGACAATAACAGACGGTAGACCTAGTACACAACAGACAGATAGGATGAATCCTATTATAGAACCAAGTACTTATATTATCAGAGAAGGAGATTCAACCGAGGAACAGTTCAATGCTGATGAGATTCTACATATTAGGATAGATTATAGAAGCCATTGGTTCTTAGATTCTGAAAACAGAGAGACTTATGGTATATGGGGAGCATCTAGGTTTTCTTCTCTAAAACAAGCAATAAGAGCAAAATATAACACACTAAACAATAGGATGGCTTTAGAAGAATCAATGACTAAACAATTCATAACTATTAACAGGTCTGCAATAGAACACATAACCGACCCTGATGAACAAAAGGCTAGACTTACTTTTATTATGGATGAGGTAGTAAAAACATTAGAATCACTTAGGGGCGACCAAGTTCCTATATTCCCTGATTACATAGAAATACACCATACTGACACTAGAAACACAATCCCCGACAACACTTCATTCCTAGATACAGTAAATGCAGACATAGCGGCTGTACTACAAGTTCCAAGAGTGGCAGCAGGTCAAGAGCGTGGTTCAACCTTCGCAGCCACATATAATGCGAATGTATGGGCTACCACCGCAATAAAGAGGCTACAAGGTATATTAGCGCAATCTATACAAGATATGTTTTCAAAACATTTAGAACTTATGGGTATAGAACACCAAATGAAAGATATTCCAAAATTAGAGTTTTCGCCAGTTGAAGACGAATCCCCTAGTGTGCGTATGCAAAGGTCGGTGTTAGGATATAATTCAGGTATACTAACATTGAATCAATCATTAGATATTATAGGTGAACCACCAATAGGTAGGATAGGAGATGTGAGAAAGGATGAAGAGGGTAGCGCACCTACTGGTAGGCTACCAAGAAGAGATTCACAGCCGGGGGTTGAAGAAACAACACCGGATTTAGAAGAAGAGGTTGAGGAGCCAATACAGGAAGAAACGGTAGAGGAGAACGATGAGTGAATTAAGTTATTTTAATTTATTCGTTTTTACAAGTGTATATGGGGGATGTTTAATGTTAGGGTTATTAGGGGCTAAGTTGATAAATCAAAGACCTCCTCGAAAGAACATGACACAGATGAAGATGACTAATCCTAATGAAACTCTAATGCTAACTTTTGGTATGGGTGTAGTTATGGCTTGGGTAGTTATAGCAGCAACAGCATCGTACTTTAGTATAGTAGAACAACGTGAGATTTCAGATTCACAACTAACAGTTATTGGTCTATTAGGTGGTCCTGCACTTCTTATTATAACTAGTGTCTTAGATTTATTCAAAGGTAAAGAAAGTGCTAAAATAGCAGTTTTACCCGACAGACTTTCTGCTGACGTACAAGCAACTGACGCAGAAAAGACTCACGTAAGACTATTAGAAGAGTATAAGATGAAGCATGACCTAGAAATGGAGAAAATGCAGAAACAACACACTTTAGATATGGAAGCATACCAAATTACCAACAAGAAGGTAGTTAAGGATGCGAAGAAACAATGAATTACGAAGGACATCGTTTTATTGTTTACATTCTTAGATTGATAGGGGTTGTATTATAGTGTGGGAATATAGTGCCGAGATACTTCGTGTGGTTGATGGTGATACTGTTGACGTTAGAGTGGACTTGGGTTTTAAGGTTCATTTTAACGTAAGAGTTAGATTATACGGATTGAATGCTCCTGAATCCCGAACAAGAGATTTAGAAGAAAAGAAATTAGGTTTGGCTGCTAAAGAAAGGCTAGACCAACTACTCGAAAACAAGGATATAGTCTTGAAGTCGCATGGTGTAGGTAAGTTTGGTCGTTGTTTAGGAACTTTGTACGCAAATAAAACCAACGTCAACGCACAGTTGATAAATGAGGGTCATGCTACTGAATACTATGGCGGCAAGAGGTGAAGATGTTGACAGCAGAAGAAGCAGAGTCAATTATAGAAACAATTAACGATAGGGCGCAAGAACTAAGGTCTTTAATGATTACCCTTGCATCTATTATAGCACTTGTAATGCCGGGAATGGAAGCAGTAGGTATTCTCGATTTTACACCATACGGTAATGGAGACGACGAATGGATTACTGATGATGATTGGGAAATGGGTGATGACTTTACCTGCGGTGATGGTTCTGTTATCCAAAACTCACTTGTTAATGACGGTTACAAGAACTGTCGAGATGGTTCAGACGAACCCGATGATAATTCATTTACTAATGGGGATAACGATACCGTCATTGTGCGACTCGAAGGTTGCACCGATTCTGAGGCTTTGAATTATGATTCAGAAGCAGAAGAAGATGATGGTTCGTGCGAGTATGAAGAAGAACCCGAAGAAACAGGTGGTTGTACTGACCCCGAAGCATTAAACTACGACCATTATGCTGACTTTGACGATGGTTCGTGTGAGTATCGTGAAGGGCAACCATGCGACCCTGAAATGTATGATGCTTACTTTGAATACAACAATACTACTATAACTTTCCATTGGGATGCTGATTTAATTTGCGATAATGAACCTCACAACTTAACAGTCATTTGGACTATATATGAAAACGAAACTGGTAATTGGACTGGTATACAACCACACTTAACTTACGAAACATATTATCAAGATTGGGATTATGTTAATGTAACTGCTGGTAATCTAACAAAAGGTAAGTATGATATATTTGCTACCTTTGAAATACACGGTGATTATTCTAGAGCAGTAGATTGGTATGCGGTGGATTTAGAATGAGTGATGCTTTATCTACATTTTCGATGGTTGAGGATTATGGTCTACCTCTAGTACTTTTATTAGGTTCAATCTACGCATTATATAGGTTTATGGTTTTCGCTCTTTATGAAGTAAAGAATGAGTTTGGCGCACACCATATAAAAGCCAAAGACGATATGCAAGATGTGAAAGTCCAACTTGCTGAAATAAAAACAAAATTGGATATGATGTTAAAAGATAAATGAGATGATTAATCTTGCTAGATGTTTGTTGTATTCTAGTAGGTATGTTTCTATTAGCATTTATGTTCTTAAATCCCGATAAACTACCTTAAGTTTGATAAACTTGATAAGTTAGTGGAATACTGCGACAATTATGGGTTGTGGCTGTGGCTGTGGTGGCGAAGTAGTTTCTGATAAAAATTGTGAAGAAACAGACATAAGAGCAAAGATGGAAGATTACATCTTTATGGATGAAGAAGGAGCGATTGAGAAATCTAAAGAAATAGGTTTTGATGGTAATACTCATACAAGTACAACAGCAGATGGAGGAACATTATATTTTCCTGCTAATACAGAGGAAGAGTTTCTTGATTGGTATAGAGAAAACGACCCTGACGCTGAACAAGAACTTGAGGCTCAAGAAGAAGGAGATGACATATATAATACCCCCGAGGAAGCAAGGGAGAGAGCAAAGGAATTAGGTTGTTCCTCTATACATACACACACGCACGAAGATGGAAGTACCTTGTATATGCCTTGCGAAAGTATGGAAGCATACGAGGAAAAGAAAAAGGGTACAGCAGGTTATAGTGATGGTCCATCCTGTCCCCCCGGAAAAGAATTAAGGGATGGTAAGTGTGTTGAAATAGCAGTTACTTTAGAAGTAGAGATTCAAGAAATAGCAACTAGCATAGAAGCATCAACAGGTTCAACAGTAATACACATGAAGGGTACTGCATTCCACGAAGGATATAACAAAAACAATTGGCAGATAACCAATACCCTAGCAGAAACAGTAGCAACAAACATGATTGGCTCAGATGTAACACTAAATCATCCTAGTATTAAGAACGGTAGGTTTACACGTAACATGACAGGAGGTATTGATGAAGCAATAGTTGGTTATGTTACTGATGCTTATGTAATTTATAGCGGTTATTCTTGGGAAGTTAAGTTTGCTGCTGACATAGTAAGAGAAGAATTATTCTCTAGTTTAGAATCAGGTCTTTGGTTAAGAGAAGGATACGGTGTATCAATAGGTGGTACTGGTATTCCTGATGCAGCCGAAGAAGATGAGAACGGAAGAAGTATGATTACCTTTTCATCTAATTTCCAATTCGACCATTTGGCGATAGTACATAATCCAGCATACGGCAGAGCCAAAATTGACTCTGTTGAGCGTAAAGATATAGAATTATCCGCTACGGTTATATATGACTCTGACAATGGCTTAGAATATCCGAAAGGAGAAGTGAATATTATGAGCGAATCTGAAAACACTAATATAGAAGACAATTCCGCAGAAATGGAAGCACTAAGAGCAAGTAAAATATTGCTCGAAGCGCAAGTTGCGGCATTCGAGAACGAAAAGGCTATGGCAGCAGAAGCAGAGAGAGCAGTCCTTGTAGAAGAGGCATCCTCTCTAGGTATGAAAGGACACGATGACCTTTCAACCGCTACACTAACTGGCTTAATTGCATCATGGAACGAAGCACATCCAGCAGTTGAAGAACCAGTAGTTGAGATGAAACCAGTAGGTGCATCCGTAGAAGAAGAAGTTATTGCGCCAGTAGCAACAACAGAATCAACAGAAGTAGTTGCTAACTACTTTAACAAAGAGCGCATTGAAACACCAGTTGATGTATACTCAAAAGCATACAACACATGGGTTAGCGCATGGAACAGAACACTCACACCGGCTGAATCCCAATTTAGGGCTAAGTCATATGAGACAATAAGGGGCGATAACTGATGCTATACGAAGGAAAAACACCAAGAAACATTGAACTAGAAGATGCAACCGTAGTTTACGGAGCAGGAAAAATATTGAAAGCAGGGTCAACAGCAAATCACGCTGATTTGAGTACAAACGCTTCGGTTGCTATGGGAATAACAGTAGCATCCTCAAGCCGTGAAGGAGCAGACAACGCTCTTGATACAGCAGGAGCAACAGTTTCATACATCCCACTAGGAGGGGTAGTTATGGTACAATGTGATGCTGCTTCAACATTCAACTTTGGAGCAACAGTTTACATCGGAGCAGATGGACTTGCTTCTCACTCATCCTCATCCAGCAAGAAAGTTCTAGGACTTTACGTTGGAGATTCAGCACACGCAGCAACCGCACTTTCCGCACCACTTTCCGGTGATACAGCATCTCTAACAGAAGGTGCTATGATTGCCGTAGACACGCATGGAGCGGCAATTGCTTAAGGAGATGATTAGATATGGTACAGACATTAGATGAAATATTAAACGTAAAAGCGGCAGCAGGGCCATTCGGACCCGGAAATGCAGTTATGGAGCAAACTCTCCGTGATTTCATTCAACTACAATCAACAATGATTGCTGTTGGAACACAAATAGTCGGTGTAAGAACTGTTGACTGGTTAACATTCAAGTGGTATACTGGTGTAGACGGTACTTTCACATACCCTCTAGATGACAACGCAGTTGTTGACCCAACCCACATCGGTACACAGTCCTATGAGGCTAACCTCTTGAAAGGACAAGGTAGAACTGTCTTCCTAGACAGCACACTACTACGTGGAGAAACCTTTGAGACTATGGATAGACAACAATTGGCTATCGTTAGAAACAGAGCAGACGTTATTGACGACTTAATCCTTGAGAAATTAATTGATGGAGCAGGTCAATCAGTTGCAGTAACAGCAGGAAGCGAATGGGATACAGCAACAGAAGATGCTGAATCCGACATCCTATCTGCTATGGATAAGATTTTCGAGAACGGTAGAGTAAGCGGTGATGAACCACTTGCTATGATAGTTCCAGCAAAACTAAGAAGTGTTTTGCTTAACACAACTCTTTACGGTAACGTAGTTGAATCACTATCAGACCACTTGGCTAGAATCGCTAACCTACGTGTTTACTTTAGTAGAAATGTTAGACTTGCAGATACCGCACTATTACTAGTGCCGGGTGCTGAGACAGCAGAGTTCTTCCAATACAATGGTGCTGGTTTCATGGAAACAGAATTAACTCGTCTACCGGGCGTTGGTTATGACTGGATTCTAACTGGCTACATGGGTTGCGTAATCCACGAACACCAAGATGGCGCAGCATCAGGCAAGAACAACCGCATCTGTAAGATTACCAACGTATCTGCTTAGATATAATTGGTTAATTACAGGTGATTACATGGTTAACAGTACAGAAATTAATCTTTACTGCTACTTATGTGGCTGCGGATGCTTTATGGAATGATTAAAATGGATGAATATTTGTTAGGATATGCAGAAAGAAGGCTAGGTAAGTCTTTGAGTGATTCTGATAAAGAAGAAATACAGCATTTTACTCTTCGTAAAGAGGTAAGAGATTGGGCTATGTCTAAAAAGGCAGAGCCTATCTCTAAACCTATCAAGAAAATAGAACCAAAAAAGATTACAAAACCTAAAAAGGCTATTAGTAAAAAGGAGAGTGTGAAAGTTGAGCAGAGCGTCATTGACATCAAAGTTAAGAAAGAAGAAGATACCGATTCCGAGTGAGCCTACTATTGCTAATTTAGAGCATAGGCTTAATAACTGGGAAGAAGGAGATGGTTGGTTAGTCCGTCTTATAAGAAGACCACGAAAGGCAGGACCACAGAACAAACTCACTAAGGGATTTACATATTGGATACCAAATAGCGATTTTGCTCGACAAATTGTTAAATCAGGCGAAGTATTTATGTTAGGGAGGACCCCTGTTTCGCCTAAAGATGCGGTGTTCTTAGACATCCCAACTAATTTTAACAACGAGGAAGAAGAATGACAATATCGGTAACTACTAGTCAAGTAAGAGATTTACTTAATAGACCTAGAGGTTTAACCGAAGGAACAATTACAGAATATATTTCAATGAGAACAAACCAAGTAAATAAAGTATCTAGAAATACAAATTACAACGTAGGAGATAATGCGGTAAGTGATGACAATAAATCAGATGCAATAAAATATTTAGTTTGTTGTGATTGTTTAAGAGTTTTAATAGATACTGCTCCTATGTACGTTCCCGAAAACGAGTTTAGACAACAAGATATACGCTTGCGAACACAGTTAGAAACTATGCAGAAACAAGCGAACTCTCTCCTAGCACTCATAGCGGAAGAAGGCGGCACAGCATTCTATACGACACAGAGTAGCACTAGGATTGAGTAAGTATGCCGACAGTTTATTATTGGCTAGGAACTACTAATCAAACTGGAAGCACACTTTCTAATTGGAATACAGCCACTAATGGTAGTGGTTCTGCACCGGCTGATTTAGCAGCACTAAAAGCAGGTCAATTACATTTCACAGGTGCAAACGCAGTAGATTGTGATTTTGATTTAACTGATTCCGATGGTATACATATAGCAGCAGATTGGATTAAAGCAGATGGTACGGCTGCTGTATTTGCTCCAGTTACTACAACAACTAATCATTTAGTATTAAAAGGGGGTATATGGAAGCCTAGTAGTTCTGTTGTTATTACAATAGATAGTGCTAATGCAGTAGCAACAAGTAATGGTACAATAGTAGAGTTTGGTGATGGTTTTTCTTATAACGGAAGCACTAAAACAACAACTACTTTTAATATTACTAATGCAACAGGAGGGGTATTACCTTTTGATGATGGGGAATATCCTAATGTTATATTGACAAGTGGTAATTTTCACGTTGCTTATGTAACTACTGCTAGTACACACGGCAAAGTAGATTTTTATTCATTGAATGTAACTAGCAACGCTAATTTTTCAAGTATATCATCTGCTAATCATAGTAGCAACGATAAAAACAAAAAGTTCTACTTAGCAACAGATTCTCTAACAATAGCAACTTCTACTTTCTATTGCGGTTCTTCACAATGGACTTTTCAAGGTAAAACAAGTGGTTTCTTTGAAGTTCCTAGCAACGGTAATTTAGGGTTTTATGGTAACAACGGTACTTTTAATTGTGATTTACGTTCAATTGTTATTGATTCTACTGCTAATGGCGTAGGTTCTAAAGCAAGAATATGTAAAGGCGCAGAACTTAACTTAGATTATCTAAAAATAGAATCAGGTGCATTATTATCATCCACAGAAGGAGGTAAAATATACTGTTCTTCTGCACCAAATATAGAAGGAAGTTGGGCTTTCAAACAAACAGCAGAGGGTGTATTTATCCCCCATGATGAAGAATTAATATTAGGTATAGGTCATGGTGGTACTGGTGTTAGTACATTAGGTACTTCAAATCAAGTATTACGAGTAAATGCTGGTAGAACTGGTGTTGAATGGGCTACTGTAACTAGTGGTGGGCCTACTGGTTCTACTGGACCGACTGGCCCTGCCGGAGCAGCAGGTCCAACTGGACCGACTGGCCCTACCGGACCTACCGGACCTACTGGTGGTTTAGGGGGTGCTGGTCCTACCGGACCTACCGGACCTACTGGTCCAACAGGAGCAAACTCAACGGTTGCTGGACCTACTGGTCCAACAGGACCTACCGGACCTACGGGTTCAACTGGACCTGCTGGCCCAACAGGACCAAGTGGTTCTGATGGTGCAGATGGCGCAACTGGTCCAGCCGGACCTACTGGTCCGACAGGAGCAACTGGACCTGCTGGTCCTACTGGAGCGACTGGTGCTGCTGGTAGTGATTCAACCGTAGCAGGACCTACTGGTCCTACCGGACCTACGGGACCTAGTGGACCTGCCGGTCCAACGGGAGCGAGTGGTGCTGCTGGTGCTGCTGGACCAACTGGTCCAACAGGACCTAAAGGAGATGACGGAGATACTGGACCTACTGGTCCAACTGGATTAACAGGCCCTACTGGTCCTACGGGAGCAACCGGACCTGCTGGAGCAGATTCTACTGTTGCTGGTCCTCAAGGACCTACTGGTCCAACTGGTGCTACTGGTCCTACTGGACCTGCGGGAGCAGCAGGGGATGACGGACCAACAGGACCTACTGGTCCAACAGGAAGTACTGGTCCTACTGGACCTAGTGGAGCAGCAGGAGCAGCAGGGCCAACAGGAAGTACTGGTCCTACTGGACCAACTGGACCTACTGGTCCTCAAGGAGATGTCGGTGCAACTGGTCCTACTGGGGCAGCAGGGGCAGATTCTACGGTGGCCGGACCTACTGGACCAACAGGTCCAAGTGGAGCAACAGGACCTACTGGTCCTACTGGTCCTCAAGGAGATGATGGAGATACAGGACCAACAGGTCTTACCGGCCCAACTGGACCAACTGGTGCTGCCGGTCCTACTGGTCCAACAGGACCTACTGGAAATACTGGCCCTAGTGGTTCTACTGGACCTGCTGGTTCAGATGGAGCAACTGGCCCTGCCGGTCCTACCGGACCAGCAGGAGCAGATTCAACAGTAGCAGGTCCTACTGGACCTACTGGTCCAACAGGAGCAACCGGACCAACTGGTGCTACTGGCCCTGCCGGTTCTGCGGGTAGTACAGGTAGTGCAGGTCCTACTGGACCTACTGGTGCTGCCGGTCCTACTGGACCTACTGGACCTGCCGGTGCAAAAGGAGATGATGGGGATACAGGACCAGCAGGTCCGACAGGTCTTACTGGTTCGACAGGCCCTACTGGTGCTACCGGACCTGCCGGTGCGGATTCAACAGTAGCAGGACCAACCGGACCAACCGGACCAACAGGGGCAACAGGAAGTCAAGGCCCTACTGGAGCAACAGGTCTTACAGGACCTAGTGGACCAACCGGACCAATAGGTCTTACTGGAGCAGCAGGTCCTACTGGAGCAGCAGGTCCTAGTGGGGCAACAGGAGATACAGGCCCTACTGGTCCTACTGGACCAACAGGTCCGACAGGAAGTACAGGAGCAACAGGCCCTACTGGACCTGCTGGAGCAGATTCGACAGTCGCAGGACCGACTGGACCAACAGGTCCGACAGGGGCAACAGGCCCTAATGGTCCTACTGGACCAAGTGGACCTACTGGGGTTCAAGGAACAACAGGGCCTACTGGTCCTACTGGTCCTACTGGACCGACTGGACCACCAATAGGCGAAGGTTTATCAGTTATTGATATAGGTCCTTTAGTAACTGATGGAACTGTCTATTCTACTGTCGTTTTCGGCAGTATAGACGCAAGTTAGATATACCAAATACAATGTAACAAGGAGCAGCGAGAGAGATGAGTTTAAGTCAGAGTAAGAATCTATTAACAGGAACACAAGCAGAAAGAATTGGGGTAACGCCCGATGGAGCGCAAATGTTTCGTGATACTACTAGTGGAGCAGTATTTGTAGGGGATGGAAGTACTGCTGGAGGTCATACAATAGATGTTAGGCCTACAATAGAAAAAACAGACCACTATACCTGTATTAGAGAAGACGAAGGTAGATTGATTATTACCAATAAAGGTAGTGCTATGACAATCACTATTCCCGCTAATTCTAGTGTTGCTTATCCAATAGATTTAACAGAGTTAAGGATTTTTAACAAAGGTAGTGGTGCTGTAACAATAGCAGGAGCAGGTGGCGTTGCTATAACCGGAGAAACAAATATAATCCAAAATAATAAGGCTTTTATTAGAAAAACTGGAAGTAATAATTGGACTGTAATATTATCACAAGGAACTACTGGAGCAACAGGACCGACAGGTCCTACTGGACCTACTGGACCAAGTGGTCCTACTGGTAGTACTGGTAGCGCAGGTCCAACAGGAGGAACTGGCCCACAAGGACCAGCAGGTCCTACTGGTAGTACTGGCCCTAGTGGACCTACCGGACCAACTGGAGCAACTGGACCAACTGGTCCTCAAGGTAATTTTGGTGGTGCTGGTTTTAAGTATGATTTTTCTTCTACTACTACTAGGTCAGACCCCGGGGCAGGTAAATTAAGACTTAACAATAATACACAAAATGCTAGTACTGGTATCTATATAGATGATTCAGATTTAGACGGCACAGACATTCAAACATTTATGAGAACAATAGATGACTCTACATCCACTATTAAAGGTCATGTTAAATTGACAAAACTTGATGATACATCTAAGTTTTTAATGATGACTATAACCTCATTAACAGAAGAAAGTGGGTATTTCGATATTACTGTCAGCGTAGTGGATTCTTCCGCTTCTAATCCATTTACTGATGGTGATGATTTAGTGATAACATTTGCTAGAACTGGAGATAAAGGAGATACTGGTTCTACTGGCCCAACAGGACCGACAGGTTCTAGTGGACCAACAGGTCCAGCAGGGCCTACTGGAGCAGACGGACCAACAGGACCGGCAGGTTCAACCGGACCAACAGGTCTTACTGGACCACAAGGAGCAGCAGGACCAACAGGACCGGCAGGTCCGACTGGTAGTACTGGAGCAGCAGGACCAACAGGACCGGCAGGACCATCAGGTCCTACTGGACCAGCAGGTGCAGATGGAGCAGATTCAACGGTTGCAGGACCAGCAGGTCCAACAGGCCCAACTGGGGCTACTGGAGCAGCCGGAGCAACTGGGGCAGCAGGACCAACAGGCCCTACTGGACCGACAGGAAGTCAAGGACCAGCAGGACCAACAGGTCCAGCCGGAGCAGACGGTTCTGATGGTGGTACAGGTCCTACTGGACCAACCGGACCAACAGGTCCAACAGGACCTAGTGGTAGTACTGGTCCTACTGGTAACACAGGTCCTACTGGTAATTTTGGTGGGGCTTCTTTCAAATACGATTTTTCAACGACTACTGCTAATGCAGACCCCGGAGCAGGTAAAGTTAGATTAAGTAGTAGCACACAAAACACATCTACTAGTATATATCTAGATGATTCTGATTTAGATGGTACTGATATTCAATCCTTTATGAGAACGATAGATGATTCAACTTCTACTATTAAAGGACATCTTAAAATTACTAAATATGATGATAATTCTAAGTTTATTATGTTTACTATTTCATCACTTTCAGAAGAAACAGGTTATTTCAATATAACTGTAAGTCCTGTTGATTCATCAACTGCTAGTCCATTTTTAGATGGGAATGACGTAGCATTAACATTTGCTAGAACAGGAGATAAAGGAGAAACAGGTTCTACTGGTCCGACAGGTCCAGCAGGACCTACTGGCTCACAAGGACCGACAGGCCCAACGGGTGCGGCAGGACCAACAGGTCCAGCAGGTTCAGATGGTTCAGATGGTTCTACTGGTCCTACTGGACCAACAGGTCCCGCAGGTCCTACTGGAGCAACGGGTATAGCAGGACCAACAGGCCCTACTGGAGCGCAAGGTCCAGCCGGACCTACTGGACCAAGTGGTTCTGATGGTGCGGATGGTGCTGATTCAACGGTAGCAGGTCCTACTGGACCAACAGGCCCTACTGGACCAAGTGGACCGACAGGTCCTACTGGGGCATTTGGTGGTGCTTCTTTTGTTTATGATTTTTCTACAAGTACGGCTAATGCAGACCCCGGAAGTGGATATTTAAGACTAAATAACTCTACTCAAAATACAGCAACACATATCTATATTGATGATAATGATATAGACGGAGAAGATATTCAATCCTATCTTAGAACAATTGACGATTCTACATCAACTATAAAAGGCCATGTTAAAATTAGTAAGAAAACTGATAGTGGCGAGTTTATCCTATTTACAATCTCATCATTAAGTGAAGCAACAGGATATTTTGATATTACGGTTGCTGCGGTTGCTTCTTCTGCTAATTCTCCATTTGCTAGCAACGATGACCTTTATGTAACATTTGCTAGGACTGGTGATAAAGGAGATACAGGAGCAGCAGGACCAACTGGTCCAACAGGTCCAAGTGGACCGACAGGTCCTAGTGGCTCTGATGGTTCTGATGGTAGTACAGGTCCGACAGGTCCAGCAGGACCAACTGGTCCCGCAGGTCCAGCAGGTCCAACAGGAGCAGACGGTCCTGATGGTCCAGCAGGTAGTACAGGTCCAACAGGACCAGCAGGTAGTACAGGTCCAGCAGGTCCAACAGGACCAGCAGGAGCAGCAGGTAGTACAGGCCCTACTGGACCGACAGGTCCTACGGGAGCAACAGGACCATCAGGCCCTACGGGTACAGCAGGTGCTACATGGACTTCTAGTAATACAACGCCTACTGGTGGTTCTGATGGCGATTTCCATTTCAATACTTCAAATGATAAAGTATACAAAAGGGCTAGTGGTAGTTGGGGCGAGATTGCTGATTTAACTGGTTCTACTGGCTCTACTGGTCCTACCGGACCAACAGGACCTACTGGTCCTAGTGGGCCAGCAGGAGCAGATGGTTCAGACGGAAGCGCAGGACCAACAGGCCCTACTGGACCACAAGGACCAACGGGTTCAACAGGACCAGCAGGACCAACAGGTCCAGCAGGTAGTGATGGCTCTGATGGTGGAACAGGACCAACAGGCCCTACTGGACCGACAGGTCCAACAGGTCCATCGGGAGCAGCAGGTTCAGATGGTAGCGCAGGACCAACAGGTCCAGCAGGTCCTACGGGACCTAGTGGACCAGCAGGAGCAGATGGTTCGGATGGAGCAACAGGTCCGACAGGTCCAGCAGGACCTACTGGAGCAGGAGGGGTAGACGGAGCAACGTGGACTTCTAGTAACACAACGCCTACTGGTGGTAGCAACGGAGACTTCCATCTTAATACTAGCAACGATAAAATATACAAAAAGGCTACTGGTAGTTGGGGAGAAATAGCAGATATAACTGGTACAGCAGGACCAACAGGACCGACAGGTCCAGCAGGACCAACAGGACCAACAGGACCAGCAGGAAGTGATGGTGCAGACTCAAGCGTAGCAGGACCGACAGGACCAACAGGCCCGACAGGACCAGCAGGTCCAGCCGGTTCAGATGGTAGCGCAGGACCAACAGGACCAACTGGTCCTACCGGACCGACAGGTCCAGCAGGTGCAACAGGACCTACTGGTCCTGCTGGAAGCACAGGTCCAGAAGGTCTAGTATGGAAAGGAACATGGGCTACTTCTACTGCATATGCAGTAGATGATGCAGCGTATTACTCAGTTGATGAATCGTCTTACATTTGTATCCAAGCACATACTTCATCAGGTTCTATCTTACCAACTAATACTTCATACTGGAACGTCTTGGCGGCTCAAGGTGATACAGGTCCTACTGGACCGACAGGCCCAACAGGTCCTACTGGTCCTGCTGGTTCAACTGGACCGACAGGCCCAACTGGTCCAAGTGGTCCTGCTGGTTCTGATGGTTCTGATGGTAGTACTGGTCCAACTGGTCCAACTGGTCCAACTGGTCCTAGTGGACCAGCAGGTAGTGATGGCTCTGATGGTAGTACTGGACCTACTGGTCCAACTGGTCCTACTGGTCCTAGTGGGACTAACGGTGCTACTTGGACTTCTTCTAATACTACCCCTAGTGGCGGTAGCAACGGAGATTTCCATTACAATACATCTAATGATAAGATATACAAAAAAGCAACAGGTTCTTGGAGCGAAATAGCAGATATTACAGGAAGTACAGGAGCAACTGGCCCAACAGGTCCAGCAGGACCAACTGGTCCTACCGGACCGACAGGACCGGCAGGTAGTGATGGTTCTGATGGTAGTACAGGACCAACAGGGCCTACCGGACCTACCGGACCTACTGGACCTACTGGTCCCGCAGGTAGTGATGGTGATGATGGTTCTGATGGTGGTACAGGACCTACTGGTCCTACGGGTACAGCAGCAGGTTTTGGTACACCCACAGTAGGAAGTGGACCATTAGCAATTGCTTCAAGTGGACCTAATACAGCAAAAGTATTTGCATTTACAATCCCACCGGGAGCGACAGGACCTAGTGGACCGACAGGCCCTACTGGACCAACAGGCCCTACTGGACCAACAGGACCGGCTGGTTCTGATGGTAGTGATGGAAGTGATGGTTCAACTGGACCTGCTGGTGCTGCTGCTGGATTTGGTACGCCAACAGTAGGAAGTGGTCCACTCGCTATATCTTCAAGTGGCCCTAATACAGCAAAGGTTTTTGCTTTTACAATTCCTCCGGGGTCAACTGGTCCGACTGGACCAACAGGCCCAACTGGTCCGACAGGTCCGACAGGACCTACTGGTCCGGCAGGTAGTGATGGTGATGACGGTTCAGACGGTAGTACAGGACCGGCAGGGGCAGCCGCAGGTTTTGGTACGCCCACCGTAGGAAGTGGCCCGTTAGCAATATCATCTAGTGGACCGAATACTGCGAAGGTATTTGCATTTACTATTCCTCCCGGTTCAACAGGACCTACTGGTCCAACAGGACCGACAGGACCTACTGGTCCTACTGGTCCTACCGGACCTGCTGGTTCTGATGGTAGTGATGGTTCTGATGGTAGTGATGGTGCCGCAGGAGCAGCAGCAGGTTTCGGTACACCGACAGTAGGTAGTGGTCCTTTAGCGATAGCATCTAGTGGACCTAATGCGGCTAAGGTGTTCGCATTTACAATTCCACCGGGAGCGACAGGACCTACTGGTCCTACTGGACCAACAGGACCGACTGGACCTACTGGACCGGCAGGGGCAGATGGAGACGATGGTTCAAACGGTAGTACAGGCCCAACGGGACCAACAGGACCAACAGGTCCAACAGGTCCTACTGGACCTACTGGTGTAACAAGCGGAACACAATCATTTTCGGGAGAAAAAACATTTAGTGATGGGGTAAAACTAAATGAAGGTATGGTAGTTAGTCTTGGAAGTCTAACTGCTCTTAGTACAAGCCATGCAGGTAAATATATTTTAGTAACTGCTGCTGTAACTATGACTTTACCTACAAGCCCCGCAGTAGGAGAACAATATGTTATTGTAAGCAACCATGCAGGTACTACTACAATAGCCTGTCATGGTTCTCATACAATGAACGGTTCTGCTTCTAATCAAACAATTACTACTCGATATGATGCAAAAACCTTTATATGTATCGCTGCTAGCACATGGTTAGTAATAGGGTGATATTATGACTTGGATAGGGGTCTTAGCAACAATAGCCCAAGAAGGGCAAGCAGGTGTTCCACCTACCGCTTGTTCTATCGCTACTGCATCAAGTAATGCAGGTGGGAATACAGATGATGCGGCTTGGGTTTCTTCGGGTGCAGGGTGTTCCTCTCCTGCCGATGCTATGCACAGTATAGCCCAAACAGGAACAAGTAGTGGTTGGTCTAGTGCTGATAGTGGTACTACAAGTGAATATACTCATTCTGCCCCTGTTGATGCTATTTTGCCTTTTAATGGTTGTTCATCGGTGGATTACATACAAATTAAAGGATATATTAGAGCAACAAACGCAACAAGTTTTGCTTGGAATTGCACAATTGATGATGTCAACCTGAGTAATTCTTGTTCGGTTTCTATGGGTACTAATGCAACAGCACAAGATTGCACAGGTACTACTCATGCAAATACTTGTACCATGACTTTCGGTGGCGGTAGAGGTGGTATAACCGGCCCTGCTGCGGGAGATGAATTAAAACTTCTAGTTAGAGCAACCGCTACTAATGCTAATGGTACTACTACAATAGCCCCTAAAGTAAGAATAGTTTATGATTATGTAGCATGAGTTGATTAATATGGCAGAAAGACAAAGAGTAATTTTACCGGAAGGAACATCGGGAGACTTCGCAATAAGACATTTTACAATGCAGACCACAGA